GGTTCCGGGTCTGGAGGAGACCCACGGACTCGATGAGCGCGATGACGGTCATCCGCAGGAGGAGGGACTGCTGGTTCCTTCCCAGCAGGTCCTCGAGCGACGACGTTCCCAGGAAGGGAGGGGTCCCGTTGAAGTCCGACATGGCGTCCATGACCGCCCAAGCAATCTGCCGGTCGGTCGACTCCTGTCCGCGGACAATGCGGTTCAGCTCCGGCTGGTCACGCATGTACGCGCGGACCATCTGGACGAACGCCCGCATCGTCGGGCTTGCTCCGGGGATCCCTTCGAGGGCCATGGCTTACCGCCTCTTGTTCTTCTTGGGTGATGCAACCGCGACGACTTCTTGTTCGATCTCCTCGACGGGCTCTGGGTCCCTCGAGGGTGCGAAGTCCGGGTTCGCCAGCATGGGCTCACCAGGGACTCCGAGATCCACGCCCGCGAACGCCATCGGGGTCTCGGGCTGGACCTCTTCCACGGGCTCGCCTTCGACCTTGGGCTTCGCCTGCCAGGAGTGGTCGTTCTCGACGCTGTCCTCACGGAACTTCGGCGCCGGGGACTCGGGCTGGGATCCAGCGAGCTGGAAGGTCTCGAGGTCGAGCTTCCGGCCGTCCTGCGAGTGGACGACGCAGATGCCGAGAGCCTCGAGGCCCTTGAGGTGCTCGACGTTCCGCTGGATGTCTTCCTCGGTGACCACGAGCGAGCGACCAGGAACGAGACGCTGCTGGGTGTCGAGGATGAACTGCACGCGGCGGATGGCCACCGGGGCCGCGTACCTCTGCGTGCGGGTGTGCACGGAACGAACCGTGCTCTTGATGTGGAACAACTGCGGCTGGATGTCTTCGGTTTGCATGTTGGTCTCCCTGAACGACAATAGGCGCCGGCACCGTCTGGCACCAGCGCCCATTGTACCAGCCGCGGTCAGTCTTGCGGCTTGCAGATCAGAACTGCGACACCTGTGGAAAGCGGAGCCCTTGGTCCACCCGGTTGTTCGGGGCGCCGAGCGCGTCCTCCGCGACCGGGATGAAGTTCGCGATGAGCGAGTTCGCGTTCACCGACGAGGCGTCGGCCGAGTACAGCTCGAGCTTGCGAACCGCCGCGACGTTGATGACCGACATCGCGATGTCTTCCCACGCCTGGAAGCTGATCGTGTTCGCGACCTTGTCGATGTAGAACTTCGTGTTGTTCAGGACGTAGAACTTCCCGAAGAACTCGGGGCGCGTGAAGATGTACACGTTGCCCGGACGAAGGATGTCGGTCTTGACCGTACGGATGTACGCCAGTCCGAGGATGGTGTTGTACTTGTAGCCGTCGACCGCGGTCTCGCTCTGGAGGCGGTCACCGAAGTCCTCGACGGTCCACTGGAGCAGGTCGTCGTAGTCCGGCTCCGTCATGAGCAGGCGCTCTGCGCGGAGGCGGTTGGTGTCGAGCAGCTTGCGGAGGTTCACGATGTCCGGGCGCTGGATGGGGCGCACGATGGCGTCGTTGGTCAGCGCGGTGCGTGCGAGCTCGCCCTTGCGGACCGAGAACTCGACCACGGTGCCGGCCAAGATGGTGCTGCGGTTGAGCGCGACGGGGGTGCCGCCGTTCGCTTCCGTCTGGAGAGCCTGGACGGCCGACTCGATGTGGGTCGTGAACTCGCGGTCCTCGATCTCCTGGATGTCCTTCACCGAGTTGTCCTCGATGATCTTCGTGATGGGCATCTCGTAGGCGAGAAGCTCCTGCTCGGTCTTCTGGAACATCTCCGAGGAGATGGTGAAGAACGCGACCTCGGCCCTGCTGCCACGGATGAAGCGGGCCGTGGGCTGGCCGCGGAACGTGATGGCCATCGCGCGGCTCTTCGGCTCCACGTCCACGATCTTGACGAGCGTGTCGTGGTTGACGGAGCGCTGGCAGTCGGCGCGGGTGACCTGCTGCGGGGGAATCACCTTGCGGGCGAAGGAGACTTCGCGGAGGCGGTCGCGGATGTACGTACCGCCGGCCTCCGCGAGCTTCTCCTTGCCCTCGGCGCTCCCCAGCTTCTGGGTGAACATGTCGTTGAGGACTCGTGCGGGAACGCTCATGGTATTTTCCTTCTGTTCGTCTGTTGGAGGGCTGGTCTGGTTGGGCTAACTGACGCCAGCCCTGCATCATGCGGAGCTTGCCACCATTGGCTGCGGGCAGGCGAGTGACGTACCCGACCACCGGCTGGGGATCCGCCGCGCCACCATGGCCGACGATGCCGGAGAACTTGCGACCACCGAAGGTGATCGTTCCGACCTTGAGGGGCTGCATGACCGCCGTGATGGCAGCGCCGCCGGCGCCCACGACCGCCGTGGAGTCGAAGATGCGGGTGTCGGCCTCGTACTGCCCGAGGAAGAGCACGACGGTCTTCGTGCCCGCGATGGCCTGCACGTCGTAACGTCCGCGCTCCGCGAAGAGCGGGAACGAACGCACGAGGGCCGGGTCCAGACCCACCGCCACGTTGGACGCGCGGATGAGCTGGTAGCTGGCGTTGATGGTGCACCACTCGCCATCGACGAGGGCCACCGGATTGGTCGGTTGCGCCAACGTCGGATCTGCGAGGGGGAAGTCCCGCCGGTGAACCGGGAGGATATCCGAGGTGGGCTCGAAGTTGACTTTGCTGAGAGTGGACATGAACGCTTTCTCCTTCTTACCTTGGCCGGGGGCCTAACGACATGATGACGGACTCGAAACCCGAGACGTCGCCACCGTGATTCTTGCCCTCGTCGGAAGACGGGGACGCGAGTTTGTTCCACATGTCTGGACCGACCATGTCGACCGCCGCTCGTACGTTCTCGAGCTGCCCGGCATGTGCCTTCTTCTCGAGGGTTTCGATCAGTGACTCGGTCGGCTCATCGCTCAGCCCTTTGCGCTGCATCTCGGATGCGATTTTCTCGCAGTCCTGACGCAGCTCGAGGCGAGCTACTTTCTCTCGGAGCTCGTCCCGCTCTGCGGTGACGGCCCGAAGCTGTACGGCAGCTTCCTTGGCCAAACCTGCGACCTTCGCCTGGTTGAGCTTCTCCATGATCAGTTGACCTCCTCGACGAGCTTCTGGAACAGGGCCCGAGCTGCTGCTGTTTTCGTGTTGCCGGCGCTCGCGACCTTCGGACCAGCCTCCGACGTGTGGCTGAAGGCAACCTGGAGGGTGTTGTCGTGGGCGGCCGAGTCCATGGGCTCCGACAACCACTGCTTCATGTCCGCCTTGCGGTTCGCGTACGCCTGGCCGCGGGTGAAGTTGATGGCGGACTCGTTCGAGCCGATGAGGCTCGTGGGTCCCTTCGGGGCTCCACCGACCGGCTCACCACCGTCCTGCCCGGCCTCGGTGGCCTTCGGGGCCTCCGCGGGACCGGCAGAGATGTGCGCGGGGTTGATGGCGTCTTCCGCGAGCTTGATCCCGAGACGGGACAGGTTGGCCATGTACAGGGCAGAAGCGCTGTGGTCGCTTGCGGTGACCATCTTGCCGCCACCACCACCCGAGAAGCTGTCCTTGAGCTTGGCCCCGAGTCCACCGAAGAAGCCCTTGGCTTTCTCGGCTGCTCCGCTGACGGCGCCGCGAACGGCGTTGCTGGCACCCGTGAGGGCCTCGTGTCCCTTCAACGCCGCGTTCCCGACCGCACCGCGCATCTTCGATGCCTCGAGACCCGCGTGAGCATGCTCGAGCATCCCTGGAACCTTGACGGGACCACGCGAGACGACCGGCGCCGCCGCGTGGGTCGCGTTGTGCATGAGCTCCCCGATGCCCTTGGGGGGTAGCTTCACTCTGCTGAGAAGAGACCCTGCCCCGCCGACCCCTCCAACCCGACCGGCCATGCCAAGAACATTCGCCAGCTTGAGCAGGCGCTTGAGGTTGGCTGCCGCGACCTTCTCGGGAGTGTGACCACCAGCACCAGGGGGCGAATGGTCGTTCGTCTCGAGGGCGTTCTTCGGAGCAGTGGGGGCGCCCTTCTCGGTGGGCGTGTGCATCGGGACGATGTTCTTCGGCGTCGCCTGGCCCTTGTGGTCGGGCAACGGGGTGCTCGCCGTGGCCTGCGTGACCTCGAGGTGTCCGGGACCGGCACCGGGACCGTTCGTCGTTCCCCCTTCGGCTTCCTTCCCGAGCTCATACCCGATGTACTCCAGGGCATCGGCAATCTTCATGACGTAGTCGGTCGAGACCGAAGACGTCTTCTCCTTCGAGCACTTCTCGTCATCGTGGTCGGACTGCTTTGCTGCTTCAGCCGCGAGCTTCGCACGAGAGAGGGACCCCGCTTGCGCAGCCTTCAGCATCTCCTGAAGCGACATGTGTGTAGAGGCGTTCGTCATGGTCGATCCATACTTCGGTTGGAGAGCCTTCGCTTCGGTAGCTCCTGCATCAGGAGCTGGGGGTGCAACTGAGTTCACCCTGGAATAGTTCGTACGTGGGGAGGTCCCGGTGGGACCCTTCTTCCCTGCGGCGGGTTGAGGCGTTACCTGGACTTCCGGTATCGGCATCGAACCCGCGGGAGGAGGCGTGACCGGAAGCGTATCGCCACCCGCGAGCTTCATCTTCCTGGTCACGCGTCCTCACCTTCATCACCAGTTGATCGGGTAGCCGACCATCTCGAGCAGCTCGAGCGCACGGATGTGCATCCCCTGCTCGAAGTTCTCCGCCGAAGCGACCTTCGACTCCCCATCCGCCGGGAGGCCGAGAGTGAAGAGTGCATCGAGACGCTCGCCTGCCTCCTCGGGGTTGAAGCCAGCCTCGGCGGCCTTGTAGAGCGCGAGCTCCGCGGCCACCTCGTCCTGCGCGGACGCTTCCTTCTTGCCAGAAGTCGCCTTGTGCGCCGCCGCTGCGCCGGCCGCCGTCGCCGCCGTACCGGCCGCGACACCAGCTCCGATGCGCTTCAGCTTCTCGGACTTCGCCTGACGGAGACCCTCCATGCGGGCACCGTGCAGCGCCGGGTTCCCCTTGAGGGACTCGGAGATCATCTCATGCGCGTGCTGGCGTCGGCCAGTGACGAGATCCTTGACGCGGCTTCCGACAGCCTTGCCGGCATCGCCCACGGCCTTGGCGGCATCGCCCGCCCTGCCGGCCGTCTTCTCGGCGATTTCGCGGCTCTCCTGCGCGAAGGAGTGCGCCATGATGCGACCCATGAGGTCGGCCTCGGCGAACTTCTCCTGAGCCTCCTTGGTCTGCATGAACTCGGCATGCGCCGCCGCGACCTTCTCGTCCTTCTTCTCCGGCTCGTCCTTACCACCCTTGTGGCCGTGCTTGTGGCCGTGCTCACCACCGGCCGCCACCTTCGACTGCCAGGTGTTGTAGAGATCGGCAACCTCTTCGTCGCTGTACGAGTTGAGGTCGACGCCGTTCTCGGCTGCGAGCTTGGCGAACATGCCAGCCGAAGCCAGCTTCTCCTGTTCGTCGGAGGGGTTTGCAGTGCCGTACGCCTGGGCGAGGAAGTCGTTCATGGACATGGTTGAGAGCTCCGTCAGTGGGTCGTTGTTCTGAACGTGTTCTTCGAGGGGAAGCCCCTCTCCACGCCGGCGATTGCCGGAAGGCTGCCAACCTCATCTTGGAAGGCCAGCTTGAAGTACGCAGCAGACAGGGGAGTGAATAGCTTACCTGCGGGTGCCGATGCAACCTTGGCCAGCTCCGAGTCACGAAGACCGGACCGGGACAACATGCTCTGGGACTCGGGGATCAAGTTCATCACGTTCTGTCGGTAGCCGTTGTACGCAGCACCTATCTTACGCAGCACTTCCGGGGAAAGAGAAGAGGAAGTCTTTGACTTATCTTTGGACCCCTTCTCCGGGGCGTCCCTCCCGAGCATAATGATGACCCGTTTTTCGATGGCCGGGCCGAAGCCAGAACGGGCACCAAACAGCGGCATGAGGAGCTTCGCCAAGGCTGAATCGAAGCCTCCCTGGGCCATCGGGACATCAGCGCACTCGTCCACTTTCGGGAACGTCATCCCGACATCGTCAAGGTGGTCGGCCATCGGCCGGGCGCCTGAGTTGACCAAGATGACTCGTTGAAACTCTTGTGGCCGAAGGACCATCCCCATCCCGGTAACTGTCGAAAGGGCATCCCCCAGAGGACGAGAGCCCAACAGGTTCAGGATGTCTTCGGGGATGGAAGGCTCTTGCTTCGTCAGGAGTGGCACGGCCTTCGAGGCGAACTGGGACGGGAAGACATCCTTGGTGATCTCCCCTTCCTTGTCCTTCGCATCCTTGGACAAAGCCAACTTGAAGTTCTGTACCTGTGCGGTCTTCTCCGTGGACTCGCCGTCCTCGTAAACCTCTTCCCCGGCCTCCGCGCCAGACAGGAAGAAGTAGGACTTCGAGGCAATCTTCATCATCACCTTGGCGGTCTTGTCGGCGCCGATGAAGACGAAGCTGATGTCGAAGAACTTCGGGTAGTCGTTGTACACGAACACCTTCCGGCCATCCGGAAGGATCTTGTTCATGCTCTTGAGCGCGTGCTCGCAGTAGTCGGCACGGGTGATACTCAACCCACGGATGCCCTTGCCACCGTTGCTCTTGAGGGCCTTGTGCATGGCCAGCACGGCTTCACCTGGATGCCTGTGCTTTCCCTTCTCGAACGAACCCTGGGCCTTCTTGTAGAGATCCCAGTCAAGGCAGATCGAGCAGGTGTCGAACGGGACTTTGCAACCCATCGAGACATCTGGGAACCCGCCAATCTTCAGCTTGTCCCAGACGCCCTGCCCGCCGTGCGAGATGCACTTGTCCTTATCGACACGGGTGACGAGCTCCACCCGTTTCATCTTGTCGTTCCAGGCCGCGAGCTCGACTTCCCCGAACGCCTTCGCGGAGTCCTTGTTGCGATGGTGCGCGTACGGGTGGGCCTCGTAGAAGGTCGGGAACCCGTACGGCCAGGTCTTCGCCTTGATGCGGTCGATGACCGGGTTGCCGGTCCAGTCGTCCGGGCGGTGGATGAGGCTGGCCTCGGTGAAGTAGTCCCCGTTGATGTTCGACCCCCACCACTCCCCGGCCCCCATGGCGTTCATGAGCACGTACTGGGAGTCGCTCTGTGGACGCAGGGTCGAGATGTACTTCGCAACCTCCGGAAGAAGATCCGGTGCCGCCGTCTTCTCCAGGAAGGAATCAGTCTCCTTCGTGAAGAGCGGGATGGCGACCGGCCCGTGCGCCGCCATCGAGGGGAAGAACGCCAGCTTGATCATCTGAAGGAGGGGTTGTGGTGCGCCTGCTCCAGATCCCCTTGGTCCATACCTTGGATGTGTTTCTTGAAGCCCTCCAGGCGCATCTGGTTCTCGTGCTGCTGCTGCATGTTCCCCGCGCCGTGCTGCTGCTTCGTTTCCTCCATCTCGTGCATGTTGCGAAGCTGATGCCCCGCCGCGGCCGCGCCCTGCTCGAGGCCCATGCGGTGCTTGGCCTCCTCGAGTGACAGCGCGCCAGCCTGCTGCCTGTTGGATTGATGCTCGGCCTGCTGGCCCCTCATGCTGTCCCCGAGACCGGCCTTGGCACCTTCGCCGGCGCCGCGACCGAACGCCTCCATGACCATGTTCGGGGCCATCTTGCCCTGACGTTCGAGAGCCTCTAGCAAGGTCCCTCCAGCCGTGTCGGGGCTCATGACCATCATTCGTCGCATGTACTGCCCGGAGATCATCGGGTCCTTGGTCATCTCCGGGGTCATGGTCCGAAGAGAGCTGAAGGCCGCGTTGAACTCTTTCGGACGCGAGGAAGCGTGCTCGTGAAGGTCGGCGTTGAACGGGGACTGCATCATGCTGTTGAAGTCCCGCTTCTTCGTCATCGCGTTGTAGATGTGCTGAATCGCGGGTCCCGCGGCAGCGACACCAGCCGTCGCCACAGCACCGAGACCTGCCGAGATGGCGGTCGTCTTGGCGTGCTGCCCCCAGTTGATCGGCATGCTGGCTTCCTTCGTCATGCAGAAGCGGTCGAGAGGAGTGGTCTTCATCTCAGTACCCGTACCCCTGTCCACCGAACTGACCCCCGCCGAACTGACCCATGGGGTTGTACCTCGACTGAAGCCCCGCCTGGTACATGTCGTTCTGGGCCGTGCCTGGGACGTACGACTTGAGCTTCTGCATCCCCGGACTATCCCCCGCCGCATCCATGTGCTGAAGGGCCCGGATCCCGACCGCCGCCGCGGCGGCATGGGGGATGTGCTTCACGACCGTCTCGGTGGCCCCGCGCATGCTCTTCGCGTGCTCGTGGCCCTTCCCGAAGAGGATGTCGCCTGCACCTTCCGCGATGTTACCCGCGGTCGGGGCGGCATTGTCGGCAAAGAAGTCACGGATGTGCTGGACCGTACCCTTCGGCGGTGGGGCCTTGGGCTTCATCCCGACCAAGCTTCGCAGACGATCCGTCCACCCAGCCAGCTTGGTCGCGTCGCCGGTGTCGTGCAGGAACTCGTCCATGTCGGCCAAGCAGGCACCGGCCTCGTCACGGCTCGAGCGGATCTCCGCCAGCTTCTCCAGGGCCACAGAGTGCCCGGCGAAGAGGTACATGAGCGGGTGGTCCTGGTTGACCACGCGCTGGTTCCCGACCTTCTCGATGGAAGCCCCGAGGGCGTCGAACGAGGGGAACACGCCCTGCTCGACGAGCTTCGAGGAGATCTTCTCGAACGCGGCCTTCACGAAGATGGGCTCGTCCGTGACCGTGCTCCAGGCATACACGATGTCCCCGAGCGGCACGCCCTCCATGGCCGCCTGCTTCACCGCACCCGCGAGCTCCTCCCCGATCTCCTGGTAGATGGTCTCGAGACCGCTCATCTCCGAGGTCCAGTGGTCGTACATCCCGGCCAGCTTCTCTCGGAAGTCGTAAGCCGCCCGGAAGGGCTCGGCCTGATCCATGACCACCGGCTTCTCGGGAGCGAACATCCCCCAGAACTCTTCGTCCCGATGCGCGGACGCCCGCTTCTCCCTAGGGGCCGAGGCGTAGTCGGAGTGCCCGACGTCGAAGACCGTGCCCCCACCGCCGTCGTTCAGGTCCTTGATGATCTGCGACGTGTCCGCTGGACCTCCACGGAACTCGATGATCTTGTGGCTGCCCTCCTTCTTGAAGTCGCTCAGGTACGCGGCCGTGTTCGTGAACTCGACCACCCGGCGAACCTGCTCTGGAGACAGCCCTGCGTGCTTCACGATGGACACGACCGAGTCGCTCAGGTTCGGGGCTACGCCGTTGGCCACGTCGGCTGCGGCTTTCTTGCCCATTGCTTCCAGCTCTTCACCGGAGACAGAACGAGAATGGGACTGTTGAAGCGACCACTGGGCGGGAAGATCGTGCATGTCTCGCTCCTATGTCAGAAACTCCTAAAGGAATAGCACATGAATGGCGCCAAACAGAAGCGTGAGACCGGAGAGCTCGTAACCCAAACGGAGGCCGCGAAGCTACTGGGCGTGCCTCCGAAAGCCGTCCTTCGCTTGATTGAAAGGGGAATCCTGGAGCCTGTAGCCCAGCGAGGGACCAAGAGGTGGTTCGACCTTCGAGACGTTTCCGCCGCTTCAGATGCCCTCGAGCAGAAGCTCAGCTTCGCAGGAATCCTCGAGACGAGCGTACGTGCTCACACGGCCGCTACCAGGGTCGAACGCAAGATCAACGCCCTCATGGAGTTCTTCGGGATGGAGACACTTCAGCCACAACCCACGAAGCCACAGGTCGAGGCTCACTTCGCCCAAGGTGACCGACTGGCCCTTGGGAGCGAGTCGCTATCCCCAGCGGACATGATGCGCTGGGCGAAGATCATCATGCGGATCGACAGCTCTTACCTGACCCTCGTGGGGCACTACCTCAAGAAGAAGGAACCATGGGTGGTCTTCCTTCTGGGAACCGACCGAGCACTCAGGGCGGTCCCCATCGAGCAGATGCAGGACGACCCCGACACCGTGATGGCCGTCTCAATGCTCTCGTACGCGAGAAAGTGCCTGGTGGGTGAGGCGTACATCTACTGCCGGTTCACGCTCGGAAGGCAGAAGGCCGACATCAAGTTCCCCGACAACGCTCGAGGAGAGATGAACGACATCATCGGGGCCCTTCTTCGTTCGTAACCCCTGCCAGAGGGGTCCCGTGTACATCGACTGGATGCCACCTCGATGCTGATCCTCTCGGAGAGGCGCGATGACGTCGGGCCGAGGGAAGCGGATCATCGAAGCCAGGAAGCAGTAGAGCACCGAGTGGAATGCATCGTCGGTTCGATCCTGCCGGTGGTTGTACTGCGTGATCCTGAGCTGCTCGTTGTACTCCGAGAAGATGTTCGTGAAGTCCTTCCCGTAAGGCTCCTGGAACTCCTCCCACCTCGGAAGTTCGAGGACGTTCCCACGCTTGATGGCGTTGAAGATGTCGCTCATGACCTCGCTCCGGGCGACCTTGTACCGGCGGAACTTCTGGTCGTACTCGACCTTCTTCCGGATGCGCTGCATGTACTGAAACTTCGCCAGGCGCTGCGGCCCGAACTTCCGGGTGATGATGTCGTTCATGTGGAAGCCGCCGCCGTAGTCGGCTCCGATGATCATCACCTTGAACTTCTCGAGGATGTTGAGGATGAGCTCCGTTTGGTACGGGATCTCCAGCTCCTGTCCCTCGAAGCGGTGGATGTAGAAGATCCTGAACGTGTTCCCCACCGCGTAAGTCCCGAGGCTGATCACCGTGTAGCTGTTCTCACCGGTGCCCCAGTCGATGCCAGCGAAGACCGGGTTCTGGTACCCCGGGGGCTCGTACTTGGACATGCCTTCGTCCGTCATCGTGGACTGCGCGTTGCAGCAAGCCTGGACCTGAGCGCTGCTAAGCGGACGTAGACCAGAGTCGAATGAAAGACCCAAGACCTCGTTGAAGAACTTGTCCCGTGGGTAGCGGCGGTAGTCGAGCGTGATCTCTTCCCATGGCTTCCAAGGAACCATGAGCTGGGAGATCCGGTAGCTCTCGAAGACCGCGTCCGGGCTCGCGTGCGCCCACGCGGCATCGGCGTGCTGGGGGAAGATCTGCTTCCCGCACTTCTCGCAGATGAGCGAGTCCTTCCCGATGTTGCGCTCACCGAGGATGTTCCAGAAGCGCCCCGCCCCGCCCTTGACGGTGGACCCGCAGGAGTCACAGGGGACCGCCCACTCCCCCTGAGTGGACATCGCCTGCCCTCGAGCCACGCCAGAACGGTAGAACTCGATGTTGTTGTCGAGGCTCTTCGGGGTGCCGGCGTAGATGAACTGCTTCAGGTTCTCGGGGGCGTGGCTGGTACACTGCTCGATGACGGGGATGTTGTCCGAGAGAAGGTCTTGGAACTCATCGCACTCCAGCATGTACGCCGGGATACCTCGGGTTCGGTCGGCGTTCAGGAAGGCGTTGCGGAGCGTGATCTTGGAGAAGTTGTTGAACTGCTTCTCGAAGATGTTCTGCGCCATCATGTGGGCCGCGAAGGACTTCAACGTCGGGCTCGTCTCGATGGGCTCCTTGATTCGGTCGTTCGAGAACGTCTTCGTCTGGGTGCTCGTCGGGGAGACGTAGAGCGTCTTGTACCCAGGGATGAGGCACGAGAGCGAGACGGCCTTGTTCCCGAGGAAGGTCGACTTCTCAACCTGTCGAGCGCAGAAAAGAAAGATGCGCCGCGCCGGCGTGTTGTAGATCGGGATCATGTGCCGACGACCCTCGAACGAGAAGTTCTCGTACGAGAGACCATCGGTCGTGGGCATCCTGAAAGCGAACTCAGTGAAGTGCGAAAGCATCACTGAAGCAGGAGGCTCTTCCTTCCTCTTCCCTCGAGGAATGAAGAAGGGGTTTACCTTCTGGTGCCTCCACTCGGAAGGAAACCACTCGGTGAAAGAAGCCGAATCCTCCGAGTCGTCCGTGTCTTCCAGGTCTGCTTTACTGAACGTCGCATCGTCCATGTATTCAAACCCACCTAGGTATCCCGAGCTAGTCATGTTCCCACCAAAGTCTACCGAGGATCCCACAGAAGCCGTCAAAGGGCTCTGGGAAAGTATCTCGAGGGCTGGCGGTCATCTCAGCGACCAGGCCATCAGCGAACCCACCGAGCATGGGATGAAGTTCGTGATCCGACTTGCTGAAGCCTTCACGGAAGACGGAAAGAGGTACGCCTTCGGGTTCATGAAAGCGTACCTCTTGGAGTGCGGGTGGAGGGCCAGCCGCATGAAGGTGGAGGCGAACGGCTACGTGACGTTCGAGGTCAGACCGGCCTCGAGGGCACGGTAGAACTTGTCCACGAAGGCGTCGGCATCGAGGACGTGATCGTACCCACGAGCGATGAGGTACCAGGAGTCGAGCTCGTAGTCCTTGATGTACTCCGCCGAGAGGCGGTCCTGCCCGGCGGCGAAGTGCTTCTGGGCGACCGGGTCCATCACCGCGGGGAAGACCTTGAACCAGTAGCGGTTGTCCGCTTCCTCGGGCCGGAAGAAGTGAAACACCAAGTCCCGGTTGATCATCCGGTGCTCCGCGATGAAGCCCTTCCGTGCCTCCTTCCTGAATACACGGGCCTCGACTTCCTTGTCCCCGTCCCCGGAGATCAGATCTTTCGCGATACCGCGTCCCTTTGCCATGTCCAGGTCAGCCATCTTCCTCTTCCCTTCTCCCGATGCTTCCAGGAGGTTCTTCTTGTGGAGCAGCGAGATCAGTCGAGTGGTTGCCACCCGTCACAAGCTTCAAGGTTCTGATGGGTTCCGTGCTGTGCTTGATCTGGATGGCCTGGAGCTTCTTGCTCAAGGAGGTAGCTTCCTCCTGCATGGTCTCGGACATCTCCTTGGCCATCTTCGCGGCTCCGATCAACGAGTGAACCTCTGCGCCCATCATCGGCATCCCCTTGCCGAGGGTCACGTAGGCAGCCGCGAGAGCACCCTGATGCAACCCCGCGTAGACCTCTTTCATGTCTTCCATCTCTGCTGGGAAGCCCATCTGGATCTGCGAGACCAGGGCGGTGATCCTGTTCTGAGGAAGAGTCGACGAGATGTACCGTGGGTCTCGGTACTTGTTCCGGTTGCCGATCTTGATGAACTGCTCGCGCTCCGCCGCGGTGAGGCCGCTGGGTAGCTGGAGGTGGCGCATCTCGCAGAGCTCAACCATCTCCCGGCTGTCCACCAAGCTCTTGTCCCAGAAGAGGCTCTCGTACCTCTCCACGGATTCCTTCGGGAGGTCGCGGAAGATCCCCTTGGACATGCGGATGTAAAGCGCAATGTGCTCGGGGCTGGCATTGTTGTTGAGCATGGCCTCGACCAGCTCCTTCTGGCGAGGGTGCGCCAGGATTTGGTGCGTGTAGTCGAGGGTCTTCTTGGAGCGTTCATCCAGGATGAACATGTCCAGGATCTCCAGCTTCAAGAGGAACTCACGCGTGGGGCGGTGACGTTCCACATCTCGAAGCTGGAGAGGGAACCCCGCCTGGCATTCCTCGCGCAGGCGGGAGATGTACTCCAAGCTCACGAAGAGCAAGTCGAGCTGGGTCATCAGCTCCTTGATCTGCTCGTTCGTGTACTGGTTCGAGCAGACCAGGAGGAAGCGGATGTACCTCTCTGAGGGACTACGCCGTACCATGTCAGTTCTGCTGGAAGGCAATCATCTTGAGGCCGTCGATGGTCTCCTCAAGAGAGCGGATGCAGCGTTCGACGGCGTACTCGGGGATCTCCCGAACGCCCATGCGGGATGCGATGAGCAGCTCACACAGGTGCTCCTGAGCCTCGTTCAAGGCTGGCAGGTAGGACACGAACGCCATGAGGTTCTCGGGGTTCAGGAACCCGAGGCTCAGCACGGCATCCACCGCCATGGGATCCGGGATCACCGCGGCCTCTTTGGTGAGGTCGTGGCGAACCGGAGTCCGTGCGGCGACCTTGCTGAAAGATGCACGGGCGTCCTGCATGCGGTCTTCGTAGCTCTGGATTGCTCGAGCGACCTTCACGGAGACCGGGCGACCTTCCGAGATCGACTGCCCGAGCTTCGCCATCGCGTAGCTGGGAGCCACCCCCAGACCCGCTAGGACGAAGAGCGCCTGGTCGAGGTTGACCATGCTCTTTTCGGAGGACGCGACCTTCGACAAGGACGCCCCATCGATGGAGAACACGCCGGCGTCGGAACCACGGACCACCACCTCAGCCAGGATGGAGTGCGCCGCGGCTTCCTTGCTGAACTCCTCCGGGTGGCTCGCCAACGAGACCTGCTCGGTCTCATCGAGCGGCATCCACTCGAAGTTCTCGGGGACGATGAGGGTGCCCTCGTCCACCTGCGTGACCTTCCGAACTCCAGGCTGCTGGAGGATCTCCACGGTGGTCCCATCCATGAGCTCCGCCATGAGCCCGACCCCGCGGTCCCCACGGGACTCGCCCTTCAGGGCCGCCTTGACGTGCATTGGCACCATGGCCTGAAGACGACCATTCGGGAGGGTCTCGACGAACGTCCCATACCCGCGGGGATGTCCGGTCATGAAGTTGGCCCCGGTGCCCGCGTGGACGCCGACGATCTCCCCCTGAAGGGCGGTCTGGGACCCGTTCGTGAACAGAGCCAGGGGCACCGAGGCGCCCGTCACGTCGATGAGGTTCGGGAACACGTACCCGATGATGTGCGCGCCCTTCTCGTCCTGGACCTTGTAGATCCCAAAGTCTTTGATGAGCTCCGGGTGATCCCCCTCGGGATCGTCCGCGCTCACCTCGACATCGCCCATCGTGGCCCCGCCGGTCTTGTCGATGGCCAGCGCCATCTCGGGGCCCACGATGCCCACGAGCTGCCCGCGGTCCACCATCTTCTCCACGGGCGCCCAAGCGAGGTGGCTCGCGGTCTTCACGCAGTACCCGCCGGCCGTCTTGTTGATCTGGATCACCGAAGGCTTGATCCCCGCCGCGTAGCTCGCCATCTTCTCGCGAGGATTCGACGGCTCGTACCCCGAGAGGGAGTTGAGCGCCGGCTGCGTGGCGTTCTTGTTGGCCACGTACGCGGCCTTCATGAGCGGGGAGGACACCTGCCCGATGAAGCGGTCGAAGTCCGTGGCGTGGATGCTTGGCAGGATGCTGCCCAGAATGCCCCAACCCGCGTGCTTCTTCTTCAAAGAAGCGTTGCTGTTCACCGCGGCATCAACAGCATCTTCGGGGTGTCGACCGTACAGGTGCACGGTGCCCTTCTGCGTCGTCGCCGACCCATCACGCATCGTCCGCGCCACGTTCTCGGCGGTGTGGCCCGGCGGTCCTCCCTTGCTTGCCTTACGGGCCGCCATCTCTCCGAAGTCCTCTGCCTTCACGACCCCAGACTTGAGAGCACGCTGCCACGCAGCCGAGCCTTCCTTGCCCATGCCGGCGCTGACCGTCGAGCCACCGCCGCCGAAGCCGTTGTTCTGTCGGTACGGCGGGTAGAGGGTCGAGATGATGCTCTGGTCGCCGGGCGTCCTCGAGGTCACATCGAACATCTGCGGGCGGAAGAGCGCCAGGCGCAGACGCTTCTCGTTCAGGGGGAGCATCTTCGAGTCCTCCGTGACGAGCGTGTCGAAGGGCTTCATCTTCCCCTCGCGGATGATGATCGGGATGCGGACGTGGTGGATGCCTCCCACCTGCTCGCCGGCGGAGCCGGGGCCGCTCTGGATCTCGGTCTTGTTGCCGATCTCCACGTGCCCGAACCCGAAGGCTCGCTCGGCGTCGATGCGGTCCATCACGACGTCGGGGCTGAAGTCGGCCACGTACGGGTGCTGCTTGTAGAGCTCCTGGAGCACTTCGTTCTGCCACTGGTTCGGGTCTTCGGGCAGGGTGACTTCCGCGGCGGAGACCTTCTCGAAGTCGAGCTGGGAGTCGATGAACAGGTCCATGATGGAATCTCCGTCAGATTGGGAAGTTGGGGGCGAACATGAACTGAAAGGCGCCTACGGCGGCCGGGGCCTTGGTGACTACCATGACACCATACGTGATGTCGGGAGGGTTGAAACCATCGGCCGGATAGGACGGGTACCCGACGATCTGCCCAAGGGCATTCACGAAAGGTTGCCCGGACCATCCGTACAAAGCGCAGCCACCCAAAGAAAGGGCCGCTTGAAGTTGAGCCAGGAAGTTGATGCCCGCCAATCGTATCCCGAGGGACAGGTCTATGAGAAGATTGATGCCGCCGATCTTCAGCAAGAGAGCCGCCGCGAGGGCGATGTTGACCGATACCTGGATGCTGATCGGAGGGATCCCGATGGCCAGGGAAGCCTGCAAGGCCGCGATGACGGAGATGCTCGCCGCGATGGCCATCTTCAGCGCCGTCAGGGGATCCCCGAAGGCAATCGAGATCCCGATGGAGGCGTTGAACTGCGCGACCAGATCTGCCTTCAAGGGACCGAGCCCGAACGCCCCTGCGAGCATGAGCTGAATCTGGGCGAGTAGCGGGGGCAACGCGAGCGAAGCCTGGAGAGCCCCGGACACGCAGGCCGATAGGGGAACAGGACCAGCAAGTTTAGCGAAAGGAGTGGGCATCGTAAGGCCATGACAGCCGGATTGCCGGTCGTGATTGAACCAACCGCCGGGGTCGCAATCGTGATGACGCCCGTGAAAGGCGAACCGTTCAAGAGCCCAGATACCTGCGCGACCGGGATCACGATGGCCACGCTGTCGCCCATACGGGCCACGGGCTGCGTGCCTGACCCAAGACGAATCTGATCTCCAGATACCTCCGTGAGCGCTTGCCCGCCCACGACCATGCTGGTCTTGGCCTTCAACTCTGCGTTGTCGAACGCCAAGGAGAGGCTGCCGGCACCCTTGAGCGAGAGACCCTTCTTGAAGTCGATCACGCACCCGCCCTCGGACCTGATGAAGACCCCGCCGGCCCGGTCCATGATGAAGTGCATGGTCATCTGCTTGGCCACCGCGGGGTTCGCCAGGTCTCCGGTACCGGCCTTGAAGCCACCTGGCGCGATGACGACCTCCATGACGACCGGGGCCGTGGTCCCGATACCGGCGTTCTGGAGGTCGCTCGTCGAGTCACCGAAGAACGTGCTCCCTACCTTGGGTGGCTCCGTGACGGGGTTGAGGACCTTGCCCTTCGCGATGCGGATGTCGCAGAACTGATCGTTGGCGAAGAGCCGATAGGTCTCCATGTGCTGTGCGGCCGGGTTGTCGATGGATGGTCCTTCCTGGATCCCCCACTTGATGGCCCCGCCCACGTTCTGGTGCTCGTAGTCCCCGGACACGTCGAAGATCTTGTTCGCGAGCGGGATGTAGATGCGCTGCGCCAAGCTCGAGCCGCCGATCTGAAGAACGCCGCCTCGATGAAGGATGACGAAGTTCCCGTCACGTCCCTTCATGAACACGTCGCCCGGCTTTATCTCCGGCCTACCGCCATCGAAGCGGGCGTCGTTATGCGGGAACTCCACCTTGCCGCTGCGGGAGCGTGTGCCCTGCGGGGCGTCGGTACCGGTCAGGTCACCCTGGTCCACGAGCTGATTGCTCTTGATGGACGTCGTGATGGCATCGTCAGGATTCCCGAGCGGCTTGGACGTGTTGCCAGCCTGCTGCATCGGCATGATGAACGAGTTCACGAACGGCGGAGACGAATCGCTGGGGATGCACACGAAGCACACCGCACCGACGTCAGGCATCACGAAGATGCCCTCACCGCTGTTGTAGTGCATGTACGGCGAGCTGACCTGGATGTCGTAGTAGTAGTGCCGGTCGAACTGCGAGATGCAGTCCACGGTGTAGTTCACCAGGTTCACGTTCATGACCCGGCACTGGACCATCTTCGACGGTCGCTGCCCTTCCGACCGGCCACCGCCACCATCATACCTACGCGTCATAAGTACACGTGGGAGGGCACGACGTTTTCGCCCTTGGCGTTGCGAGCAAGCCGAGGAAGACCGAACTCAGCCCCGTAGACCACGCCAGGAATCGGATGGGCTCCGTGGATGCTGGAAACCATCCCCGTCGCGGCAGCTTCCGAGATGGTCGTACGGAGACGTTGATGCTGAAGGCGGGCCATCCAATCATCATGCAGAGACAAGGGGAGCATGTCGACTCCCATGAGCACTGGGCTGTGCAGGATCTGACCCTTGCCACCGGTCTTCAAGTCTCGGTTCATCTGGTTGATCACAGACGTCGGATAGAACTCTCCCCGCATCAAGTGCGGGTGGTCGCCAGGATCTTCCACCTTCGTGATGTTCGACATCGCACGAACCATGACCTCTATGGCGCGTCGACGAACACCTTCAGCCTTGTAGAGATCGTGGATCTCATCGGCCAGATGGTTCTGTACGTGGTCCATGCTCTTGGTCGCCTTGTAGAGATCGTGCGGGTTCACGACCGTACGAAGCGGATCTGACAAGGAGCGCCCTGCCTCCACGTGCATCCCCACGGTCGGTGGCGTCCACAGGGCCTGACCCTTCGGCGGAATGGCTCCTGGAAGATTGATGTGAAGGTCCAGACCATTGTCGTCCTTGCCGACGAAGTGCGATGTGCCGCCGACCCAGATGCGCGTACCCGTGGACTCCTTGTCGATCTTGTCGATCTTCCCAGAGGCCATCGAGACCGTGGCGGAGTTCGGGATCTTCTTGTGCAGCTTCGTGAGCTGCTCGAAGCGAGCGAAGGAGTTCACGGCCTTTGAGCCGCCGCCAGACTCAGCAACGCCTCCCGTGTGGAAGAGCTTCAGGGTGAGCTGCACCGCCCGCTCCCCAACCGCGTGCGCGGCCTGGATGCCCACGTTGGTACCGAACTGGTGCTCCTCCCCATCGACAGAGGGCCCCATGCACTTCTGGCAGATCCCTTTCGGGCTGTCGCACTTCAGCGGACTTCGCACCAGCACCTTGGCGTTCTTGTCCACCGCACGCATCTGACCCACCAGGTCCGGGGTGACCAGCGTCCCCGCGGGGATGTGGAGCCCACCGGACCTGAAGTCTGCTGCGAGGTGCCGGTCATGCACGTCATGCTCGGAGAGCGCCATCGAGATGCCCTTCGAGGTCCCGCAGTCGTGCTTGTCGATCATGAGGTTCATCGAGGTGTTCATCAAGAGTTTCGACATCGCGCCGGGCTCCTGGACCTCCTGGACCTTCATGACGGTTCCTCGACGAGCTCCGTGGAGCTGCGTCCAGTACTCCCCTAGGTCGAGACCTTCCGCGTAGCTGTTCTTGATCGGAACCGGGATGTTCTGGCTCTTGGAGTCCTTCATGATGAGCGGGGACATCACCATCTGCTTGTACTGGTCCCAGCTCGGCTTGGTCCCGGCGGCGGCCATCATGAACAAGTTCGAGGGGTTCTTCTTCGCCTCCTCCTTGTGCTGCGTCTGCATGTCCTCGCCGGCCTTGAGCCAGACGTTCACGGACTGCCGGTCCTTATCCTTCTCGTTGATGGTCTTGCTGCCGTTGATGGCATCCACCTTCGTCTGCGCGGCCTTGAGGATGGGGTCCCTGACCGAACGGATGGGATCGAAGTCCTTCAGGCTGAGCGAGTGCGTCCCGATGGAGAGGTGCTTGTCGGGGATGAGGTTCGTCTTGATGATCCCGTACGAGGCGTCGTACCCCAAGTCCTTCACGTCGTTGATGACTCGACCGAAGTCATGCCGGTGATCTTTGCCCAGGGTATCGAGCATGGTCACCAACCCCTTCTTGTCCACCTGGAAGTCCAAGTCATGCAGAATCTTGTTCTGCATCGGCTTCGGGAGGATGTTCGCCAAGAGCACGCGACCAGCCGTCGTCTCCTTGCCATTCAGGTGCACGATGTCCGTGTAGTCAATCTTGCCCGTGTGCAGGGCAGAAACGACCGATGCGTGGTCGGCGAACTTCTTGTCCGTCTTCTTGTCCGTCCGCGAAAGCTTGTAGAGACCCAGAGCAGACTCCAACGTGGGGCGGTACATGACCTCCCCGGAGGACTCGCTGAAGATGTTCTTCGTCGGGTACATCCTCTCGGCTTCCTTCACGGCCTCGTGGCTGATGGGGACGTAGACCGACATCGCGTCTCCGTCGAAGTCAGCGTTGAAACCACCCGTCACGAGAGGGTGGATCTTGATGGCGCTGCCTTCGACCGTCTTCGCCTTGAACGCCTGGACGGAGTACTTGTGCAGCGCAGGGTCACGCTTCAAGATGACGGGGCGCTCGCTCATGACCTGGTCGAGAGCTTTCCAGACCATCGGGTCCTTCTTCCCACGGTGCACCTCAGACAGCTTCTCCTGGGCATCGAGGGTGTGCGCGGCCGTGCCTTGCTGCACAAGCTGTCGAACCACGAACGGACGAAAGAGCGTGAGAGCGGCTTCCCTGGGAAGACCAACCTCGTCGAGCCCAAGGTTCGGCTCTGGGACGATGGTGGAGCGCATGGTCATGTCCTGCTTGCGCTGCGCCAACGTCTTCTGGAAGTAGCCTTCCTTCGGCTGAGAGCCGGCAATAACCTCGAGGATGCCCTTCTCCTTCTTGTCCTTGTTCACGCTCCCGATGCCCATGATGGCTTTCACGCCGTCGTAGTAGGAGGTGCGCTGCTCTACCTTCCCCGCATCCGTGAGGTTCTTGGAGAGGATGGGATCCTTGAGCTTGGTGTTGATCTGCGCGAACTTCATGTAGAGGCCGTTGATGTCCTCGTACTTGATGGCTCCCTGCTCCATCTGATTGATGGGACGGGTGTTCGGCGGCATCACGGGCAGGTTGTGGAGGATGTACGCCTCAGAGGGCTTCATCCCCAAGTCCTTGAGGACCGTGAGGTACTTCACTTTCTTGAGCGCTCGGTCCACGTTCCCAGGTGACGTGGACCCCAACTCGAGCTTCGCTTTCGCTAGGTCCTTGGTCACGTCGATCCTGTCGAGCAGCGTCTTGATACCGGGGCCTCCACGGACACCTGCCACGCTGGTAGTGATCTCTCCCGTCCCAGGCACGACACCCTTGGTGCCGTCGATGATGGAGTTGAACTGCTTCTGGGTGATGCCCGTGAGCTTCTTGATCGGCTCCTGGAAGAGCGGGTTCGGAAGCGCTTCCGCGAGCGCGATGTGGGACCACTTAGTCCCACCGTGACCGCCGGTCACCTTGTCATCGAACAAGCCACCAGGCATCGGCTCGTACTCACCGCTCTTGTTCGTCTTCGCCCGGACGGGTGAGTTACCAGCCGTCTTCAACTCACCCGCGGACATGTTGAGGATGTGCTTGTCCGTCAAAGGGGAGACGTGGAACTCATGCCCCTTCTTCTCGATGTTGATGCCAGTACCTTGGAGCATCTGGGTGAAGCGGTGGAAAGCGAACGTCGGACGAGGCGGCGGCGGCGGCATCCCGTTCTGAATCGCGTTCCAGATGTCGTTGTGCTGGTTTCCTTGCGTCCATCGCTTCGCTTCGTTCGTCTGGATGTCGTTGCCCTCGGACTTCCAGGTCTGCATCTCTCGGATGTTCGCCTTCGCGCCGTGCGCGAGCATCGAGTAGAGCCCGAGAGCTCCCAGGCTCTGACCGCCGGCGTGACCGCCACCGGTAGGCTGGAGGAAGGAGTCGTACCCCTCCGCCTCGGTCAGCTTCGGCAAGCCCATCCCGGAACGTACCGAGAGCTTCTTGTCCACCTGGTGGACCAACTTCATCATGTACTGCTTGCCCACCAGAGCTTCCCCGATGGGGAGTTTCGTCATGGGATCGATCAGGTGCTCGGTGTCGCTGAGCCCGTGCTGCTTCAACTCACCCTTGACCTTCTCGAGGTAGTCCCCCGTGGTCGAGTCGAAGTTATGGACGAGGTACGGCTTGCCGGTCTTCTCGGCAATCTTGGACACAGCCGTCTCGAGCACCTGCCCGATGTTCATGCGTCCAGGGACGCCAGCAGGGTTCAGCAAAACCTCGGTGGGCTTCCCGTCTGCCGTGTGCGGCATCTCCTTGTTTGGAAGCACCAAGGTCACGATGCCCTTGTTGCCGTAGCGCCCGGCAATCTTGTCACCGACCTGCATGGGCTCGATGGTGCGGACATGGACGGAGATGTTCTCTCCGGTCTTGTGGACCCCCACCACCTCACCCTTGAAGTCAGACGTCCACCGGACGGACTTGTCCGTGTGCTGGTTGATCATGCTCTTCCGAAGAGCCGCCACACCCGTCCGGTCCTTGAGCTGGTACGGCATCGTCGCGAGGATGAGCGGGTCACCAGACTTGACCGTGGCCCCAATCTTCACGACCCCGTGCTCATCAACGTTCTTGTACTGCTCCGCCGTGAAGGCTGTGAGGTGTTGCTGCCGGAACTTCTCCGGAGAGAACACCATCCCCTCCTTCTTCTCGACGTCATGCTTGTGCAAGTGCTCGCTGGAGAGCATCTGCGCGGCTGTCTCGCTGATGACCACCCCGTCCTCGAAGTTGTAACCCTTGAAGGGGATGTACGCGACGCGGAGGTTGGTACCCAGCGCCAACGCCCCGTTCTTCGAGTAGTTCGTGTCCGCGACGATCTGCCCAGCCTTCACCTTGTCCCCAACCTTCACGAGCGGGGTCGAGTTCATCGAGCTCTTGGCGTCGTTCAACGGGTAGTGATGGTAGAGCTGAATCTCGTGCTCGCCGTCCTTGCCCTTGATCGTGATGCCGTCCTTCGTGATCCCTGAGACGACGCCATCCGTCCTCGAGAAGTGCGCGGTCTGCTTCCCCACCAGATGCTCGAAGGAGTTGATCCCCGTGGTGGTGGGAGGCGTGGCCACCTGGACGAGCGGTGCTTGGCGACCGATGAGGGAAATCGCCTGCTCCATGTGACGGCTGCCCATGCTCGCGCGACCACCAGAGCTGTTGCCCAGGAACGGGATGAGGTTCGAGGTGACGTTGAATAGCTGTGACGAGTGCCGGAGCACGTAGTCGGCTTCGACGAACTTCTTCTCTTCGATCTTGTTCCCCTGCCCGACGATCTTGATCATGGGACCAGTCGGCACGGGCTTTCCGTCCTTCCAGGTCACCTGGTCCGGCAGGGCGACGTTCGAGGCGATGAACTGGTGCGGGCTGATGTCCTCCGTCTTCCCGGTGCGGATGTTGAAGACCGGAATCTTCGCCTCGTTGCCGACCTTCTTCAAACCAATCGGCAGGCGCAGGGTCACGCCCGTCTTTTCACCCTCGGGGGTGTTGATGGGATCCAAGAAGCCGATGTGCGAGACGTTGATCATCTTCGCGTCAGCCGTCACCTGCCGGTCGCTCTTGATACCGCCCGGTCCCATGATGGTCGTCTGCATCGCCGCAGACACCATCTCGAGAGGATTGATCTGCTTGGCCGGGTTCGACAGGGCACTCTTCAAGAACAGGGTGCGGACGGGCTCGTTGAAGATGTCCGCTTTGATGACATCTCGAACCCCCGTCGCCTTGGGGTTGTTGAGCTGCCGCTGCATCTTCATCTGGATGACCTTGGAGGACACCCGCATCTGATCCTGGATGAAGTCCCCTGTGGAGCGCAGGGTCTTGAACGTCAGGGAGTCCCGGTCGTCCTCTGGGGCACCACCGTGAAGGGCCAGCAACTTGTTGGACGCCCGGTGAAGAGCATCTCCGGTGACGTGCTCGAAAGCCTTACCCAGCGTGACCTGGGTCACGTCCGGGTTGATCTTCGACTCACCCATGACTTTGATGAGGTGGTCCTCCGCCGCTTCCTTGGAGGGAGCCGGGAGCTTGGTGGTGGTCTTGTAGAACTGCTCGACCGCACCATCCACCCGCTTGCCCTTCTTGTTGGCCTCGAAGATCTCCTTGCCCCACGACTTCTCCAGAGCCTCGTCGCTGACACCCAACGTCTTCATCAGGGGGTAGAGGGGGATCTTGGCCTTCTTGTAGTCCGCGACGAAGACCTTCTTCTCCGGGTCGAAGACAACGTCGAAGGCAGAACGTCCAACGACGTTGAACCGGGACTCGAGCTCTCCGTTCGCTCGACGCCTCGTGTAGACGCCAGGCTTGAGCTGCCACTGGTTGTCCACCTGGTACTCCTGCCCGTCCAGGATGTAGGAGTACCGGCGGGTCATCTTCGGAAGGTCGGCCAGACGAACCTTCTTCTTGTCAAGGGTCTTGCCAGTCTCGTTGTCCTTCAACGAGAGCATCCCATGGATGGGAACGGTCCAGCTCTTGCCGTTGATCTTGGCCTCGTGCTGCGACTTGATGTCGTCCGGGTGAAGCTTGTCGTCGATCAAGACCTCGTCGAGATGCAGCGTCGTGGTCCTACCTTTGAAGGGGAACGAGGACTTCAACCCTTCCACGGTCTTGTCCCGAAGGTGGTCGAACGCATCTTGAGGATTCAGGTAGGCCATCGGTAGGAACCTCTTGGCACGGTACAGCACCGGCGAGTAGCCGAGCAAGAAGACGTGAAGATAGGGAACAAGAGTAGCGCAGGAACTTCACGCAAGGAGAACGCCATGGATCCCGAAGAAAACTCAGGAAGCGACTACGAATCCGACATCGACGACATGTACCGGCCGAGCGACAACCAGGACAGCGAATGATCAAGTTGCTCTTCCTCGCTATCGTAGCGGCTCTGCTGAAGGGCTGCATCGACGGACTGCGGGAAGCTTTCAACAGGAGGTTCCATGATAGTGAACCCAAGTACGGCTGGTAGCTTGAGCATCATCAGCGGGCGAATGCTCGCTGAGACGTTCGGCCTCATCGGGGAGACCATCAAGGACGCCGGAAATCCCAGGAGGCTCTGGTCCATCACGGGGTTCTACGCTCCGCTCAACATGGCCATCAGCGGCATCAGGGCCCGCCTCCAGGACCAGAAGGACTTCATCGCCTTCGTGAACCAGAGGGACCTCGAGGTCTTGCTCGGGATTGGAATCCCAGGAGAGTACTGCGCGTGGCTCGGGGAGGACTACGTGAGCACCTTTGACAGAAGTTGGCTGGGCATCTGCACGGACACCGAAGACCTCGAAGATGATCTCTTCGGCAGAGAGGCGGAGCTCAGGAACCTCCAGACGGAGATCACCGGTAGTCCGTTGCTTCCCACCGGGTTGGAGATCACCAGAAGGGTTTGCCTGAACGAGAACACGGACTGCGAGGAGCTCCACTACCTGCGGGGAGACTTCAACAACGAAACGGGCACGTACCCGGACCTGCGGTTTCAAACCCTGACGGAACGATGGATCAGGGTAGAGAGGAGATCTATGGTGTGGCGCCAAACATAGGTTGGTCGTCGTGGAAGGACGCAGAAAGTGAAGAAGAGGTGGAAAACCTCTCCGAGCACCTCTGTGCTTGCTGCGAGGAACCCATCAAGTTCAACGAGGAGATCATCCTCCTTCAAGGCGCCTACCCGCACTTTGATGGAGAAGACATCCACTACAACATGGCGCTGGATGACGACGGTGAGCCTGACGTCATGCCCGTGTTCATGCACATCGACTGCTGGGACCACGTCGGAGAGACCATCTGCGAGATACGTGAAGATACTCCTCCCATCAACGAACCAGGAACCATCATCGAATGTGACACTTGCCTGTGCTCAGTACGCATGGGCGAGAAGGTAGTCATCGCGGAGTCGGGAACGTTCATTCAAAACCCAAGAGGAGGTGGGCCCAAGTTCCAGACCAGGGTCATCACCAACATCCTCTGTCTGCCCTGTGCGACGATTGTATCCGACGTTTCGGAGATCGAATCCTGGGTGGACATCAACCAGCAAGGTGAGTGCTTCCACTGCACCAAAGCCCATTGCTGGCGAATCGGTAAGTGTTTCTGTGTGTGCCACGTCACCTGAACAACCGCTCGTAGCGGTTGTTCTTTACCAAAGGAATCCAACATGCTCAATCCGAACGTGCTCATCACCGCGCTCTGCGTCCCGATGGAGAAGAACAAAGCTGTCGATGACCCCACCCATCGTATGGGTCTTCCGGTGAACCTCATCGGGGGCTCCGGCGTCGGCAAGTCGGAGTACGTGGAAGATGTCGGGGAAGCACTGAGGTTCTTCGTTCACACGGTCATCCCCGCCACCTCGAACCCCGAGGACATCGGAGGCTACCCCGTGCAGGACGGAAAGGGCGGGCTCACCCGCCTGTGCGATGACGCCGGCATCTACCAGCTCATCGATACCGGGGAAGGCATCCTCTTCCTCGACGAGGTGAACACCAACCGAGCCGCCATGCAGGCGGCCTACCTGCGCGTGGTCCTGAAGCGCATCTACGGCGGCATGTCGCTGCCCAACCGATGCCGCATCATATCGGCCATGAACCCCCCGGAGCTCTCGGCCGGCGGCATCCCGCTAACGCCACCGATGGCGAACCGCTTCTGCCACATCCCGTTCTCGGCCGGCACCCCACGAGAGTGGTCGGACTGGTTGCTCGACTACGACGGCGAGAAGGTGGAGAGCATGTACGACGCCGAGAAGAAGGTCGTGAACAACTGGTCGAAGTCCTGGGCGCTCTCGGCCAACCAAATCGCCGGGTTCGTCCGAGCGAAGTCGGACTCGCTCAACAAGCAGCCGCTCCCTGGAGACCCCAAGGGAAGCGGGGCATGGCCGTCAAGCCGCACCAACTTCTGGGCGGCCAGGACCTTGGCGACGGCACGAGCCCTCGGGCAGGACGGGCTCGTGGAGGACATTCTCCTCCAGGGGCTGTGCGGTGAAGCATGGCTGACGGAGTTCAGGGCGTACGTGAAGGCCGCGGACCTCCCGGACCCCGAGACCATGCTCACCAAGGGATGGGAGATCGATACGCGGCGGCTCGACCGCACCATGACGGCCCTCGAGACGCTCGGCAGGTACGTGGCCGACATCCCGGTGACCGACCCCACCAGGATCGACAAGGCCGAGAAGGCATGGGATTTCCTGCACCGGGCGTGCTCGTCCGGTCTCGGAGACCTGTGCTACCGACCAGCACGGATGCTGGTCAACGCGAAGCTCTCGGCTCTCAGTGGGTCGGCGGTTCTCGAGAAGGCAGCGAGGCCGGTCCTCGAGCGCCTCTACAAGACCAACGAGATTGGTCAGAAGATTGCGAGCCTCACGTGAGCATCGAAGAGAAGATGATGATGGCCCGGATGATCATGCGTGCGGAAGCCCAGTACTTCACCGCCGCCCTGATGGGCCTCATCCCGTACTACACGGAGGAAGTACCGACTTGTGCGGTCACGAAGGGGATGGTGCTCATCATCAACCCCACCTACCTCTTGTCCCTCACGGACATGCAGGCAGCTACCAGGCTGTGGCACGAAGTTCAACACGTCCTCCGGGACAGCTTCGAGATGTTCTCGTCGTACGACAAGGTAGCCGACATGATGGCGTTCATGGACGTGGCGAACCGTGGGCAGGACCTCGCCATCAACTCCAGCGGGAGAACGGGCCCATGGGACTTCGGTCCCGACGGGCTGCTACCGGCGCAGTTCGGTTTCCCCGAGGGACTGACCGCACAGGAGTACATCCTGCTCCTCCTGGACGACCAAGGTAAGCAGCAGCAGCAGAAGAAGGAGAAGTGGGGAGGTTGCCACGGGTGCGGGTCGGCCTCCGGAAAGCCAGCCGACAAGGAGCTCGAGGAGAAGATCGATGCCCAGATGGGGAGAGCACCCAGCGACGTGAAGGAGATCGAGCGCCAAGTCGCTCGAGACATCATCAAGCACAACGCGAAGTATCCGGGGACCATGACGGGAGCCTGGGAGGAGTGGGCGAAGGCCAAGCTCGAGCCCGCCAAGGTCCCGTGGGAACAGAAGTTCGCCAACATGGTCCGACACTGCTTGGCGGTGTACACGCCCGGCGGAGGGGTCGACAACAGCTACCAGCACCCCGCCAGGAGGTCGTACGTGGGGCCCATCGGCTCCCCGTCCGTCCTGTACCCAGGGCCCGTCGATCCTGTCATCGAGGCAGCGTTGATCCTCGACACCAGCGGGTCGATGGGGATCAGCACGGACATCGCCATCGCTCTTCGTGAGATGCGTGCGGTGGTCGAGTCAGTAGGGCAACGAGAATGCTGGCTCCTCGAGGTCGACGCCGAAGAGGCCGCGAAGGCCAGGAGGGTTACGCCTCCTGAACTGATCAGCCTCAACATCCACGGCCGCGGCGGTACGGACTTCCGCCCGGCCTTCACGGCCATCGAGAAGCTCAACCCAAAGCCCTCGGTGGCCATCTACATGACGGACGGCATGGGGCCGGCTCCGACAAACAAGCCCGCAAACCTGGAGGTGATCTGGTGCCTAGTCGGAGAGGGGAGAAAAGCTCCGACGTCTTGGGGTCACGTGGTGCACGTAAAAGACTGAGACGGAACGTGCCGACAAGCCCCATCGGGATGATCACGGTCCCGTGCTGCGGTGAGAACCACCTCATCTACGTCAGCCCGAAGATGAAGGTCGTCTGCCTCAATCACACGATTCCCCCGAAGACCTTGGCCGCTGAGGCAGTAATCGGTGAGGACGTCAAAGGTTGCCCGGCCGCCGTGGCGGCGCTCATCGGCGCTAAGCCTATCGAGAGCTACAACTTTGAACTCTGGGTTCATCGAATCCTCGAAGCCACCGTGCACAAGCAGCAAGGCTGGCACAACTTCCAGCAGGCACGTACGGCTGATCCGTTGCAGCAGAAGTTCGGAGAACGCCCCTCGCTACTACTTGCCAAGGCCACCAGTATCCTGTGGGGGCTCAAGTTCCGTACAACGAAAACAAGCGTAGGGCACGCCCTCTTCATCAAGGAGGTAACGGGCATCCCGTGGGCGATTGGAGACAGGAGAACGGTAAACCCCACGTCCAGTAAGAAGAAGGCGTTCGCGAACATCCAGCAGCAGGTACACGTCAACCTCAACCCAAAGATGTGGGCCCGCGTGCTGAAGCTGTGCGGACCTGTCGTCGACGGCTTGTTCATCCTCCGCGTCAACAACGTGTGGAGCAAGAACGACATCGAAGTCACGGTCATGTACCAGTCCAAGGGGTACGCCATCGCCACCGCTCCCAGACGCATTCGGCGTGGGAATGATGGCGTGTGGAGGACCCACGAGAAGCTGTAAGTAGGAGAGGCCCGCAAGGGCCTCTTCTTCTAGCCCTCAGACGGAAGAGTTCGTACGTCGAGGTGACCGCTGCTCTGGTAGCGGGCGGGTATCCACCTGCGGCCCAGAACCACCACCAGGGCTGCCCTTGCCAGGAGAGACCCCCATACCCTTGAGCATCTGCATGACCAGGTCCGCGAGCTCAGGGCTCTGGGCCCGGAGGTTCTGAATCGCGAGGGCCTGCATGACGGGATCCATCCTGGAGATGACCTGCGCTTGCTGCCCCGCCATCGAGTTGATGTCGACGTTGAGCCCTCCGGCCATGCGCTGCCCGCCGTTCATCTTGCTGCTGATGAGATCGTCGAACTCCTGGCTCGGGGTCTGCTGTGGCTGCATCATCCCGATCTGCGGAGCATTCGGATCCTGCCCAGGGGCCCCAGGCGCTACAGCACCGTCTGCCGTGGGGGCTTGACCGGCCGGTAGGTCGGCTGGCGCCGCCGCGGTAGCACCCCCAGGAGACCCGCCACCTTGCTGGAGGGCAGCGTCGGGGGCCCCGGGCTCTCCGGGGGCGGGGGCGGCCTGCTGGGCTTGCTGAGCGTCCAGTTGAGCCTTGTTCTGGTACTTCATCATCACCGCCTGAACCTTGCCCTGCACCTCCGCCATGGCGAGCTGCTGCTTCTCCGTGGCCTTGATGCGGGACTCCGTCTCCCGCTCCATGAGGGAGTTCTCCTCTTCCTGGGAGAGGTCGCTGTCCGCCAGGAGGGTCGTGTCAGAGACCTTGTTGCCCTGGTTGAGCTGCGAGAGGAACGCCTTCCGCTGGATGTCGTCGGCCATCTTGAACGGCTTGAATCGTCCACGGACGACGGGCCAGTCCAGGAAGTCCGCTACCTCCTGCATGACGAAGCGCAGGAGACCCTTGTGCCGGATCACGTAACCCAGGAACGAGTTCTCGAGCATCCGCATCGAGACGTTCGTGCCCGCGTACGAGAGCCCACCCTCGAGGAACTCTCTGGGGACCCCCATGCCCATCATGATGACCTGGTTCATGGACTGCATCTCCTGGGTCATCAGGAGAGCTTTGCCGTCACCGCCGATGGTTTGGTTCCCGATGGGAAGCGGGAGGATCGGGATGTAGTTCGGGTCGTATCGCCAGCGGGCAATCTCCGTCGCGACATGGTCGCGCCAGTCCACGAGGTTGATGCTCGTGTACGGGTCGGCGGTCCCTGATCCTGCCTGCGGGAAGATGATCCGAAGAGGGATGATGTGCTCTAGGAGGATGGTCTCCTGAGCCTTCTTCATGATCTGGAGGTAGTAAGTGTCCTTCAGGACAGGTAGAAGAAGCGGGATCCCCCAGCCACGGTCTTGCGTGGCCAAGGTGGGCCGGCGCAGGTGGAAGAGCTTCTCGGCCGAGAACATCAGGCCCTTCTGATCCTTCAGCGCCTGGATGAAGATCTGCGGGGTGTCCTCGACGATCTCCTTCCGACCGATGATGATGTCGTTCCGGATGAGCGCCGGTATCGTGTAGAAGTACGAGTAGTGCCCGGTGATGTCGTTGTAGGTGACCTCGATGTCCTCGGGGTTCCACCGGATGAGCTTCACCCCCGAGGCGTTCTTCACCGAGACGTCCTGCACCTTGGCGTCGCCCGTCAAGCCGCACTGCGGGCACCCGAGCCGAAACTGGTAGCTCGAGAAGACCCACTTGTCCCTGCACTTCTTCGCCTCTGATTTCCAGGAACAGTTCGGGCATGAGAGCCACTTCACGAACGGGGTACCGACGCTGATGAACGCGTTCCCGTAGGCGAAGTAGTCGAGCCCAACCTCGATCTGGAAAGAGCGGTAGCGGAGGTGGTCCTCGAAGTAGTCGCTCCACTTCTTGACCGCGTCCCTGCTGTCGCTCTCGAACACGATGTCCGTGATCGGGTACTCGCTCAGCTTGAACACCGTCGCGTTGATGAGCGGGTTCGTGAGGAAGTAGTACCGGCACCACCGGAACATCTGCTTGACCGTGGCCGGCAGATACGTGTGCGCGATGTCGAAGAACGGGCTTGGGTAGTTGACCCCTCCACCGACACCGTTCTGGATGCGTCCGCGCGTGTGCGAGAACCGCATCCCGTTCGCGGGACCGGCGACATTCAAACCGCCACCGATGAGAGTCATCCTGTTCCCCCGCCTTCCATGGCCGTGCCGCTGTAGCGCGGGCTCATCTCAACTTCGTGTCTCACGTTGCCCTGCCCGTTCGTGAGGTCGGTCGATGTGGCACCCGTGGCGGCCTGGACCGCCGGCGCCGGGCGTACACCGGGACGAACGCCACGAAGACGGTCGATGCCCCTTCCGACCATCTTGCCGGCTCCCTCGGCGGCCCCACCGATCACCGTCTGCCCGATCACCGGCAGAGGTCCACCAACAAGATTGCCGACCACGTTACCGACAGCACGCCCAATCCGCTCCCCTTTACCGGCGTTCGGATCTGAGTCTTCACGGGAGAGCGCCGAGTGCGCGATACCTATTGCTGGGAGACCCAACATCATGGCCTTGCTGGCCGCAGTGGTTCCGTGAAGCTGCTCGGCGGCCCCGGCCCTGACGGTGTTCATCAGACCATGCTCCTTCACGGACTTAGCGATGCCGGGCAGGCTGGTGATCCCCATCCGCTCAGCCTCCTGGGCGGCGTGCATGCCCTTCCGGGTGTTCTCCAAGTTCTTCAAGTTCTCCGGTGAGGCTTCCAGGATGCTCTTGACATGAGCGTCGTTGAACCTCTTGGTCGCATCATGCGCGCCGTGCTCGATGGAGTGCAGACCTTCCGCGGGCGTCCAGCCCGTGAGCCCGTGGACTTGTCGTTGCCCGAAGTTGCTCAACTCCTTGCCGACGTTCGGTGCGACATGAGCCAGGCCAGCACCAAGGGCTGCACCACCGGCCGCCCCCACCGCGCCAGATTGAAGACCGTGCCCAAGGGCTTGACCTGTGGTCGCTCCTTCGGCCTTGGCTTTCCGGTACCCGAGGTACCCGGTCCCAAGACCACTGACACCACCCAGGAGAGCCGCCGAACCTACCATGGGGTTCAAGCCGCCGAGCTTCTCCAGTTCATCCTGAAACGCGAGCATCGTCGGCAAGGAGAGCTTAGGCATGTTGCACCAAGGGTAGCTGACTCCGAAGGCGGTTCCTACTAGCCTCCAAGTGCAGGTGAACTTCTAGCATACGTCGAAGTTGCTCATCTTCGACAGAAGCATCCGTGGGCGCCTTACCGGACACCCGAACGCCAGGCCACTGCTGCTTGATGGCCTGGACGTTGACGTCGTAGTGGCTGGTGTCGATGTCCACGAAGTCCAGCGGCGGGGTGGGGACCACGATGCTCTCGTGCTCGAACACCGTCCGGATGTACAGCCGAACTTCATCCGACCACTTCACGTCATCTCGCAGGCGGTTCGCGATGTCGACGGAGATGGCGACCTGCGAGACGTTCGGTACCTGCATGGTATCGAAGTCCGGGAAGATCCCGTTGAAGGCCATCGTGCACCACCCGAACACGTGCCACTCGTTCCAGTACGGCTCCCCGAGGTGCAGCGTCTTGCACGCTTGAATCTTCGACATGTTCAAGTCGGAGAGCGGCCCGAAGTCCGCTTCGATCTGGCGATGAAGAACTTCAGGCTCCCAACCCAACCACTCGACCCCGTGCTTGACGATGAGAGCGATGTCCAGCGCGATGGGGTGAGAGTCAGGGTGGGAGAAGAAGGTCTTCCTCGTGATGTTCGTAGGCAGCGGAGGAAGAGACACCTCATTGTGCTGGTGCTCCGACTTGTCGATCTCCTCGAGCTCGATGGTCGGGTCTTCCTTCTTGGGCTCTTCCGAATCTACACGGCGGGTAATCCGCAGGATTCGGTCGATGTCGCTTTCCGCTACCGCGGACATCAGGAGATGTTGTCCGCGGTGCTCTTGTCACGAGCCAGCTTGCCGAGGATCTTCCGCTGGTCCACCGGCATCGACTTGTAGATGCCCACGGGGTCCTTCTGGAACTCCTCCGCCACCTCTTCGTTGAAGACCTTCTTCACCGATGAGATGCCCACACGGGCAAGGAAGACCAGGTCGCTCTCGGCCACCTGCATGTTCCCGATGACCTCGGTGTACTCCGCCGTCTTCGACATCGCGAAGACCGTCGTCCACGGATCCGGGACATCCCCGTCGTAGTGGGAGTCGAGACCGGCCGTCTTGTCGAACTCATGCACGAGCTCGACGAAGATCTCCGGGTCCACGTGACCGGCCTGGCTCGCCACCTTGTCCAGGAGGACCTTGAGCCCGGCCTCGTCATCCTGGACGAGCAGGGAACGCCGAGCGTCCATGCAGACCTTGATACGCTCCGCCGAGGCATACTTCTCCGAGCCGTACTCGAGCGCGGCGTCAGGAACCTCCACGCCGATCTTGCTGGCTTCCTTCACCAGGTTCTTCGCGAACTCGTGGCGGTCCTCGGGGGAGAACATCTTCCAGTAGTCCGAGAAGTAGGCGCTCGCCATCTTGACCTGGGCGTAGTTCCCGAGCGGATACCTTCCTCTCAGGGCCGTCACGGACGCCTCCTTCTTCTCGATCTTCGAGACCGGGTCCTTGTCCGAGACGTCCACGTGGGGCTTCATGACCTTCATCTGCGGAAGAGCTTCCATGTTCTTGCCTGGGATGAACGAGCGGTAGGGCGGACCTTCCTCGGGTCCGAAGTAGCTGCGGTCAGGCTGCCCGTTGGGCACGAGGTGGCCCATCGACGCGCCGGTCTTCTTGATCACGGCCTTGGTGGGTTCGACCTTGGGGTCAGCGGGAGGAGCTGCGGGCATGGTCTTGGTGTACGACAGATCGGCTTGCTTTTGCATGGTGTTCCTCACAGCGCATTCCCGAAGCCGCGCCCAGCTTCCTGTGCGTTCACGCCCTTGAGGTTACCGCCGATCTCACTCGCGGCACCCGCGACCCCTAGAGCGGTCATCCCGGCCCCCAGGGCCTTTCCAGGGTTTCTGCGAATCATGCCGGGGATCTTGGCCGCGAAGCTTCCGATGCCGGCCACCTTCTTGAGCTCCTTGGGGTGGTCGAGCTTGTACCAGTCGCAGGCCACGAGCAGGTTGGCCGCCGCGACCTTCTGAGCTTCCTCGGGGAGGCGGTCCATGGTCTGGAGGAAGTAGTCGATGGACATCCGGGTGTTCCCGACGTCCGTGCAGGCGTACTTCCGAAGAACCACGTCTCCGTCGCGCATCACGAGGGCGAAGAGGTCATCTGGAAGGCTGCTGCGTTCCTCCCCGCTCAGCATGTGAGCGTTCTTCACCATCGAGGGGACTTCCGCCTTGGTCGGGTAGACCTGGCGAAAGACTTCACCTTCCTGGTCATCGTACACGTCGAGAAGTAGACCGCTCAGCTTTTCCATGAAGCTCCTTTTACCAGCATCCGACCATCGGACGTATCCGCAAGAATAGCCCTTTGCTTGGGATAAGAGAACCGCAGCGAAGTTCACGCCCTGCCTAGGAGGTAAAATGACGAACATGCCCGAGTGTTTCGGGAAGTACTGGGATGAGTCGGAAGTCGTATGTAGCGGGGGTTATGACCCGTCCTACGTGGCCTTGAACGGAAGCAAGAACAGGGAGCGGTGCCCTGGGTTCAACACCTGCCGGACCCGCACGTCGCTCGTGAAGGCCAACGAGCAGTTGAAGCAGCAGCAGGTCATACCGCCAAGCCAGCTCTTCCGAGGACAAGCTCAACCTGCGCAACAAGCCCCGGCGGCATGGAGACCTCCGACGCCCGTAGCACCACCGGCACCGGCTCCAACGGTACCGACCGCCCCGCTGACGTGGGCGCAGCACCAGCAGTGGCAGCAGGCCCAGCAAGCGCAGCAGGCGCAGATGCAGCAGTGGCAGCAACAGCAGTGGCAGCAGATGCAGATGCAGCAGCAGATGCCTCCTTGGCTTCAGTACCCGCAGCAGTTCCAAGCGCAGGTGCAGCAGCAGCCGTTGCAGATGATGCCCGTCTCGTACGACATGCCGTCGTATCTCACCGTCACGGAAGACCGAAACCCTGGGACGTTCTGGACCAACCTCCTCCACGAGCTGCTTCGAGGAATGGGCAAAGCTGCCGGGCATAGCCTGGCGTCGTTCTTCGACCACGTGAAGTTCAGGTAACCATGAAGAGCATCCGCAAGCATCCCGACAAGGCGTACCTGGGTCTGGACCTGTGGGTGCCAAAGGCTGGGTTGAACGTGGAGGGCGTGAAGAGCGCCCTCCGGTTCCCCTACACCGTTGGCCAAGGTGAAGTCCGCATCCTCGAGCTGTTCAAGGAAGCGGCCAACCACATCCAAGTCCCTCGTGAGTTCTGGCAGTACGGCCAGCACTTCAACTTCGAGATCATCGACCTTCGCCCGAGGTCGTACAAGAAGGTCGGCTTTCGTAGCCGCATCAAGCTCGACCACGAGATGAAAGGCGGCAAGCTCGTACCCACCGGCAAGACCTACCAGCAGGAAGCCATCACGGCTCTTCACGGAGCTCGTGGCGGTGTGCTCGAGCTTGCCTGCGGGCTCGGGAAGACCGTCATCGCCCTCCAGTTCATCGCCGAGAAGAACACCCCGGCCCTAATCCTGGTAGACAACACCCAGCTACTCGACCAGTGGCAGAAGGCCGTCGCGAACACGCTGAGCATCCCCGGTGGGGTGGGGCTCATCCAAGGAGACTCCTTCGACTGGAAGAAGGGGCTCGTGATCGGCACCTACCAGACAGTGGCCAAGCGGGTCGCTGAAGGTAGGTGGACAGACCAGATGGCGAGGTGGTTCGGAATCGTGGTCGGGGATGAAGGTCATCACATCAACGCCCCCACCTTCTCGTACTCCTCGAACTGCATCTACGGCTACCGGCTCATCTTGAGCGCCACGCCCTTCCGGGATGATGGCCTTCACGTCATCGCCCACTTCCACATGGGCAACACGATCTACCGGGACCTCAAGCAGGACCTGAAGCCGGAGATCACGTTCCACTGGACGGGGTTCGCACTCGACCTGAACAACGCTGCCACGATAGCGGGCACGCACACCATCGGAGGAAAGCTCAGCATCTCGAAGTTGGCCGTGTGGTTCGGAAGATGTCGTCCACGCCTCGACTTCATCCTCAACCGCATCCGTGTGCGGCTTGCGGAAGGTAGGAAGATCCTCGTCCTATCGAACTCCGTGGATGAGCTCGTGAACCTGCTCGCCATCTGGAACGGAGCACCCGACCTCTACTCAGCGGTCCCATACCCGACCGAGCAGGACGTGGGGGAAACCGTACCGGGGGAGAAGCTCGACGGCGATGAGCTAGAAAGCATCGAGAACCGGTACAAGCTCCTTGAGGAAGTGCTGAAGTCAAAGCACTTGGGGGAGTTGAAGAAGCAAACCACCCTCAACGAGATGCAGGACATCGAGCTTGTCCTGAAGATGCATGAGGTGGGGTGCAAGATCGAGAAACTCTGGAACGAGCGTCAGAAGGACTACCGAGAGCAGCTACTCGCGATGCCGTCTGACGCTGGACTGATGATCCGCAAGGTAGCCGTGCAGGACCGGATGCGGATGCTCAAAGAGAAGCGGGTCACCTTCGCCATCATGAAGTACGGGAAGGAAGGACTCGACGAACCCACCATCGACACGGTCATCGCCTGCGAGCCGATGTCCTCGAGGAACACCCTCCAGCAGGTGATGGGGAGGGCACTACGAAAGGAAGACAAGAAGAAGACACCAGTGTTCGAGGTCATGGAAGACGACATCGGACCCATGATCGGGATGTGCAAGAAGATGCGCGGGCACCTGCGCCACTGGTCCGTCGATGACGGCGGGCCCTACGACTACACGTTCCTGGGATATCCGGAGCGGGCAAGGAAACTACGATGAGCAATGAATACAGGAGTTGGGCGTTGATCTGGACCGTGTGCGGAAGGTCGTACCTCGCAGACGTCGCCACGCTCAACGAGCAGGACGTGAGGGACTTCCTCCAGGCGTCCGAGGACAGCTTCGTACGCATCGGGGCGGGCGGGGCGTACGAGTACCAGAACCCCGTGGGGATGAACCAGCAGGGGAAGCTCTCCAGGCAGACCCTGGTGCTCCCCGTGGACTCCATGCTCGACAGCATCGGCTTCTTCGTGAGGATCTCCGAGGTGTTCTTCTTCTGCCAGTTGTCCGACGACGACTACGCGCACTACGTGAAGCTCGTCGAGTCGGGGAACAGCATGAGGACGCAGACCAAGGCCGCGAAGGCTGGGCTCGTGCTCTCCACCGAGATGCCGAAGGTTCGGTAGTGTTCGACTCCAGGAAGAGCCTCCCGCAACTTCGCCACGAGTGGAAAGACTGCACCAAGTGCGGTCTTGGTGTTCTACGAGAGGCGAACAACGGGAGGTTCGTCTTTGGGGAAGGTTCGCCAGGTGGGTTGATGTTCATCGGGGAAAGCCCCGGGTTTGCGGACGAAGAACTTGGCCGGCCCTTCATGAGTGAGTCTGGCCAGCTCCTGCACAAGGTACTGGCCAAGCTCGGGGTCTCCCACAGCTCCTGCTACTTCACGAACGTCGTTACCTGTCGTTCCTGTGAAGCCGTGATGAACGACAAGGGGCTTCCGCTGATTCGCAGGAAGCAGCCGGTCTACAGAGACTTGGCTCCCCTCCCACCACACATCGAGGCGTGCTTGCCACGCCTGCACGAAGAGATCTACATCGTGGACCCCGTGATCATCGTGGCTCTTGGGGCCACGGCCGCGAAGGCCGTCACCGGTGGAAACCTCTCCATCATGGGGGAGCGCGGTAAGGAGAGGTTCATCGAGATCCCTGGAGCCAGCAAGCGGGCCGTCTTCACAGACAAGAAGCGGTCCTGGGTTCACAAGGTACGCGGGGAACTGATCACGCCGACTGAGACGAACACGGTGAGCTATCTCCTGATACCCACCCTGCACCCGAACCACGCGTACTCCCAGCAGGAGGACTTGAGTCGGGAAAGCCCGCTGAAGCTCATCATCAAAGACCTTCGCTTCGCCGTGAAGGTCTACGAACGCTACCGGCTCGAAGTCTTCGGGACTTTGCCGACTGGCGCAAGCGACGTATCCGAAGAGAGCATCGAAGAGGAAGTAGGAGACAACGATGGCAACTAAGCGTTCCCCCGTGTCGGTACCTGTGGACCAGGTCATCGAAGTCATGGAGTTCGTCGAAGCCCAGGACGAGCTCGAGCAGTTCATCGCGAACAACCAGGACCTCTACGACGAGCTCTGTCGTCTGGCCCAGGAGCGGAACACCAGGCTGGAAGCAGCAGACAAGGTTGTGCGTGCCGCCGGCGTGTCCGCGGGTCCGTTCAACAAGATCTCCGAGTCGAAGAAGATCAACGCCGAGAAACTCTACGAGGAGATCGGCGCGGAAGACTTCGTCAAGGTCGGCGGGTACACGGAGACCGTTACCGCGTACAAGGTTGACCGTGAGCGCTTCCTCTCTCTCGTGCGGGCCAGCCAGGTCCCGCAGGAGATTGTCGAAGTCGTGGTCAAAGACACGGCCAGCTACGCGAACATCCCGCGGTACGTGCTTCCGTGAAAGCCACGTACGTCATCACCACCGACGCACAGGGAAGGGAAACAAAGATGGAACAAGGTGAGGTAGAGGTGGAGGACCTGAAGGTCGATACCGAAAGCCACTTCAAGACGGCCGAAGTCGAGATGGCCGTGGGGTTCGCCCGCGGGTACGGCGAGGTGAAGGTGACCGCACTAGTCAGGTTGCACTGCACGCAGTCCACCTTCTCGGTCAAGCAGGCCGGTAAAGCCGCGCACCTTCTGGCCTACGAGCTTGCGCTCGATGGGTTCAACATGGTGTGCGCCGACGTGGACTCGGTGACCAAGTGATTCAATCCGGCGTACTGAAGGCGAACATGGTGGCGGTGGGGGAGCTCTCCGTGAGCTTCCTCGGCACCACCTTGAAGTTCACCGCAAAGGCCGCGTTCCTGAACAAGGACACCCGCGAGACCCATGGGTGGACCGAGAACACGAACTGGAGCCCGTCCACGATACAGAAGTTGCGTGAACTCAAGGAGGCCATGGAGACTGACCTCGCGAACATCCATTTCGTCACTGGTACAAGCTCAGAAGTGACCGGCAAGGTCGGTCTGACACTACGTGGCGATGCACCACCTGAAGAGGATGGTGGGCTCGGAAGCTTCCTCGGTGTCGAAGGCCCTGATGCTGATCCTGCGTAGTTGACTTCGACGGTCCAGACCTGCATCGTCGTCGGTCCATTGAGAAGGGGCTTACGCAGATCTTGCCGTCACGTACGACTACTCAGCGTACTCGGTGCCTGTGCTTCATGCATGGGTGCCGAGTACGTGCGCGTCAACATTGGCGCGCTCTTTTAGGCACAGCTAACAGACCCACTTCCACGGGATAAGCAATCCGTGTGAAGGACCACGCCCTAGGAGGAAGCAAAGATGTCGCATCCTGAAACACAGCTACTGAGCAAGATCATCCGAACCGGTAACCTGAGGATGGTCATCGAGTGGGGCATCACCGAGGCTGACTTCTGTACCGTTGAAGGTAAGGCGATGTTCCGCCACCTTCGAGGCTTCTACATGGAGCACAACGGGTCGGTCATCGGAGAGAACATGCTGCCGCACACGTTCGGTACATTCGAGCTGTGTGATGACCCAGGAGTAAACCTACCCACGTACTGCACCATCGTGCGTACGAACCGACTCACGAGGAACTACGAAGACGCCTTGATAGAGGCGAACGACTTGGCGAAGAAGGATCCCATCGCGGCGATGACCTTCATGCAAGCCAAGACTCAAGAGCTCATGTCTCTGGGGATCACCACCAAGGACATGAAGCTGTCAGAGGGCGCGAGAGAAGCTGGGCGCCGGCACGACGACGCAGCGGCTGGGGGAGGGATGACGTCCCCCCTGGAGTGGCCATGGCCCCCCGTGAACGAAGTAACCCTCGGCATCCAGCAGGATGACTACATCGTCGTCTACGGGCGACCCAAGAGCATGAAGTCGTTCGTGGTCAGTAAGATGGCCGCGCACCTGTACGAGTGCGGGATGAACCACGTGATGATCTACACGAAGGAGATGCCGGCCTGGCAGCTCTTCCGACGAACCGCTGGCTTCATCGCCCGGGTACCTTACGACAACCTCCGCCTCGGCCGACTCACGGCACGGGACCGTGCGGCCCTTCAGGGCGTCATCGACGAAGTAGCTGAAGAGGAAACCCGCACGGACGGGAAGCACACCATCACGGTCGTCAGCGGGCGGGATGCCCCTGGAGGTGTGGACAGCATCGGGTGGCTTCGCAGCAAGGTCGAGAAGTACAAGCCCGACGTCATCATGATCGACGGCCTCTACCTCATGTCCTCCGACAAGAAGACCATGAAGGACGAGGAACGTGTCCGCACCATCTCCAGAGCCGCAAGGCAGATGGTGCTCGACTACGAGACCCCGCTCATCGCCACCATGCAGGCCACCAGGGCAGCAGCGAAGAACAGCACGGCCGAGCTGGATGAGATTGCCTACTCGGATGCCATCGGACAGGACGCCACGGCGCTCATCCGGTGCATCAACGAGAAGACCGGGCCCACCTTGGCACTGGTCTTCGGCGGTGCTCGAGAGTTCACCCTCCACGGCATCCGCATCAACGGAGTCCCCTGCACGGACTTCACCTACAAGGAGATGATGACCGAGAAGGAGATCAACAAGGCTACCGAGACGGACGCGAAGGGCGAGGAAGGGGAGAAGAACCCAGACGCCCACGTGAAGAAGCCGCTGCGTATGGGGGCCCCAGCCAACCCATCGAAGGCGGCGAAGGAAGCCGACAAGGCCATCGACAAGAAGATCGATGCAGCCCTAGGCGACTAGGATGGGCATCGACTCGAGCGTGCTCGAGGTCGCCAACACATACCTGGCGGGAATCAAACGCAGCGGGCCTGAGAACATCATGGCCATCTGTCCCTGGCACACCCGTCAGGATGGGTCACCCGAGAGAAACCCGTCGTTCGCGCTGTCGCTGACGACGGGCTTGTGGATCTGCCACACGTGCAAGGAGCGTGGAACCTTCCGGTCCCTGCTCAAGGCATTCGACCTTCCTGCCAACATCATCCAGGCAAGGTACGAGGTTCTCTTCGAGGAGCTTGCCCAGAACCTCGACAGGAAGCCCAGGCCCGAAAGGGTCATCATCGAAGACACCCCGCCCCTGGATGAATCCTGCCTGGGGCTCTTCGACTACATCTCCGAGCAGATGCTCGACTGGGGGTTCACGGAGGAGACCATCCAAGCCTTCAACGTGGGCTTCGACAAGAAGAACCTCCGCATCACCTTTCCACTCCGGGACTTCTCCGGGAGGTTGAGAGGTATCAGCGGACGCACGGTAGTAGACGCGGTTCCGAGGTATAAGATCTACGACGACAAAGACCTAGGCCCATGGGGTGTCCAAGCCCCAAAGGTCGAAAGGTCTGGGCTTCTCTGGAACGCGGAGCGGGTCTACCCCGCCACGTACTTCAGGCCCGGGGTGGACGTGGTCGTCGTGGAGGGGTTCAAGGCGTGCATGTGGGTCTACCAAGCCGGTGTCCAGAACGTAGTGTCTCTGGTCGGATCTTATCTGTCAGACCAGCAGTGCATGATCCTTGAACGCATGGGCGGCCCGTTCTACTTCTTCTTGGACAACGACCTCGCTGGTCAGAAAGGAACCGCGTATGGGATGAAACGCCTCGCGAAGAGTTGCGAGGTCAAGGTAGCGCTGTACGAAGAGAAGCAACCAACCGATCTAAGTGAAGAAGGCGTCCTATTGGCCCTTGATGGGGCTCAGGACTTTTTTACGTGGGCTAGGAGATAACCATGAGTGGCTTTGGCAAGAAGACGGAAGACGCAGAGGGCGTTGGGCGGTTCGGCGGCACGTTGCGCCAGCGGGCAGCACAGACCCGCGCGAACATCGAGTCTACGCACAAGAAGAAGGGCGGAGGTTCCCGGCGGTTCGGGGACCAGTTCAAACCCGTGACCGTGGGCTCGGATAAGATCCGGGTTGTTGCCGGTGACTACAAGTACATCGGCGCGGACTCGAACGGGAACATCTACGAGGAGCCGTTGCAGTACTGGCCCTACGTGGAGCACTACCACGGGGTCAAGAAGCGGAGCATCATCTGCTCGGGCGGCCCGAAGCACTTCGTGAAGGGGCAGCGCGACCCCTGCTACGGCTGCGACAAGTTCTACGCGGGCGGCGGCAAGGACTCTGACGGGAAGTACAAGAAGGGACCCATCTCGAAGCGCGAGATGTTCGCCTTCACGGTGTGGCACTACCACAAGTACCACAAGATCGAGCAGATGGACGACGCAGGGGTCGTGCAGAAGAACGACAAGAACGAGCCCTATTACAACTGGGTTCGGTGCGACAACCGCGGCTGCAAGATGTGCAAGGAGCAGAAGGAGTTCGTCGAAGGGCGCCTGCTGTACTGGCCCATGGGCGTCACGCACTTCAAGACCCTCACGGACGACCTCGACCAGCTCATTGGCCGCTCCTGCAAGACGTGCGGCACGAAGGACTCCATCGAGTCCGTGGCTTGGCTCTGTGACTCGTGCGGGGAGGCCATCGTGGACTTCGCGACCACTGAGCTCATGGATGAGCAGATCCTCGAGCTGACCGCGAAGAAGAACCGCTGTTCTACCTGCGGGCACACGGGCTTCCTCAAGGAGCTGGTGCAGTGCAACACGTGCGAGGAGCCCGAGCGGGCCACCATCTTCGACGTGGACATCGACGTGAAGCGGTCTGAGGGCGCGAGCGAAGAGTCCAGCGCGACGACGCTCATGGCAACGGGCTGGAGTGCGCCGTGCGGTTTGGCCGAGAACCTCAAGGACAAAATCAAGCCTCTCGACCTACCCGGCATCCACACGCCGACTCCGTTCGAGTCGCAACCCAGAGCGCTCGGTGAAGAGGGCGCGAGTGCAGGGAACCCCGGCTTCCGGGACTTCAAGAAGTAAGAGATGTACCACCGGGGGCCTCGGGAAACCGGGGCCCCTTCTGGCGGGGAGCAACAATGAGTTGGAACATCGAAATGCCGGATGCCGTCTGGCTTTCCGGAGATTCACCTGCGCACGAGATTCAAGAGTTCGTCAATGAGGTGGCTGATTGCAAAGAAGTCGCCATCGACACAGAGACCACGGGGCTGAACATCTCGAAGGACACCGTCCTGTACTGGTCGGTGGCCTGGTACCGGCCGAATGGTTCAACCGTCAGAGCGTGTCTGCGGGCAGACCTCCTCTACCGGTTCGAGGACATCTTCCACGAGAAGGACCGCAACTGGATCTTCTGTAACGCGAAGTTCGACGCCCACATGTGCAAGAACACGGGCATCGACATCGACGGGGAGTATCACGACATCTCGGTCATGCACTCCCTCCTGTACGAGGAGATGCCGCACGGCCTGAAGGAGATGACCGCGCAGCTACAGGGCTGGAAGTGGCGGGGCTTCACGGACACCTTCGGGAAGGTTGACCGCAAGGATCCGAAGTGGATTCAGAACGCCCTCATCACGGCCGAGAAGGAGAACCTCGCCCTCCTTACCGAGTACGCATCGAACGATGCCTTTGGGACGCTCGAGAACTATCGAACCCTCAAGGCTCAACTCCAGGAGGCCGGTACCTGGTCGCTCTACCCGGAGCTCTACGGAAACCTCTGGGACCTCTTCAAGAAGGTGGAGGTACCCTTCACGAAGGTGCTCTGGAAGTGCGAGCGGGCAGGGATGCGCGTGGACCTTGGCTACCTGTCTGCCATCGAGGGCCCGGTGAAGATGGAGATCGAGAAGCTCGAGCGCGAACTCGTTCGTATGCGAGGTAAGCCCGTCAACCCCAACTCCACCATGCAGCTACGGCAGTGGTTCTTCGAGGAGCTTGGGATCAAGCCAACCAAGTTCACGAAGGGTGGCGCCAAGGGGGTGAAGGAGCCCTCGCTGGACTTCGACGCCCTCACGGCACTCGCGGACGACGGGGTCACGGCCGCCATCGCGCTGCTTCGCTACCGCGACCTCACGAAGCTGTACGGCACCTACGTGATCGGGCTCCAGGACAAGGTCGACCAGTACAGCCGGGTTCACACCCGCTTCAACCAGGACGTGGCACGTACGGGCCGGCTCTCATCATCGGACCCGAACCTCCAGAACATCCCGTCGCCCGACAACGACAAGTTCAAGATCCGCAAGGCGTTCACGTGCGAGCCAGGGAACTGTCTCATCGTGGCCGACTACGAACAGCTCGAGATGCGCTTGCTCGCCGCCGCGGCGATGGAGCAGGACATGATCGACATCTTCCTCAAGGGCTGGGACATCCACATGGGCAACGCATCGCTCGTGTTCGGTCTCCCCTACGAGGACATCGCGAACGCGAAGAAGACCGACAAGAAGGTCAAGGAAGGGTTGCTGCCTGAATCCGAGATGACCGAGTACGTACACAAGTGCCTGTACGCCAGGCAGGCCGCCAAGACCATTGGGTTCGGGCTGAACTACGGGATGGGTGCCAAGCGCCTCGCAGCGACCCTCGGGCGCACCGTCGAGGAAGCAGAGGCACTCATTGACCAGTACATGTCCCGCTACCCCACCGTGAAGCAGTTCTTCAAGGACTCCACCAACACGGCACTGGAGTACGGGTACGCCTTCACGATTCTCGGACGACGACGGTTCCTCCCAGGGATCAAGTCGAACAGGATGGTGGACCGAAGCCGCGCCGAGCGGCAGGCGTCCAACCTACCCATTCAGGGCACCGCGGCAGACGTGGCCAAGATGGCCATGATTCGCTGCGACGAAGCAAACCTCCACGACAGGTTCGGATGGCACATGATCTCCCAGGTTCATGACGAACTCATCTTCGAGGGACCTGAAGAGACCGTGGACGACGTAATCCCCATCGTCCGGGAGTGCATGATGCATCCCCTCCCTACCGACCTAGCGGTGCCGCTCACCATCAGCATCGGCAAGGGTCACACATGGGTCGATGCGAAGTAAGCGTCGAACCTCGAAGAAGATGATCGATACGCGTGTGGCTGCCACGCTGGGAAGGACGCAGCCACACGTGGCACTCATCACGTCCATCTTTCTTCGTAAGGTCGTCGAGGAGCTCATAGCCGGCAACGAGGTGTACCTGGATGAAGTAGGGATCCTCCGGCTGGAAATGACCAAGGAAGACATCACGAGCAGGCTCAACGCGAAGGTTCACTTCACCAAGAGAGCCTACTTCGTGCGTCGCCTACGAGAGACCCACGTGCGACAATCAGAAGAGAAAGGTCAGGTATTTCCCATGGACAAGTTCGGAGTCGATGAGTCGGTAGATCAGAGCGCCCTCGAGAAGGCGGCGTCGCAAGGCTGCCCGGAGTGCGGGTCGAAGGTCGAGCAGCACGGCAAGGTACTCGCGTGCCCAAAGTGCGGCACGGAGCCCTTCGAGGGCAAGAAGAAGTAGTTACACGGGACAAGGTAGACGGTGAACGGCTTCTCGCTCTGCGAGGAGCCGTTCCTATTTCCAAGGAGATACATGGCCACCAAGAAGACCGAAGCAGCAGAAGACGTGAGCGACGCCACCATGAAGGGACTCTCCCTGCGGGAAGCCAGGAAGGTAGACCCCGACAAGCTCAAGGCCCTCCAGGCTCTCATCAAGCGAGAGAACGCCAGGGCCAAGCACACCGTGCTGGAGTTCGCGGACAAGGTCCCGAACCCGTACATGAACCGCAAGCCCTTCGGGGTCATGCAGCTCGACATCGACCTCGCGGGCGGGCTCCCGTGCGGGGGGCTCTCCATCGTGGCGGGGCCTGACGGGGCGGGCAAGACGGCCCTTCTGTACAAGCTGATGGCCATGCAGCAGCGCATCTACGGGGAGGCGGCGATGCTCGCCTTGGCGCCCGTCGAGCAGCCCGTGGACCACTTCTTCATGCGGGGCTGCGGGATGCAGATAGCGGTCCCGGACGAAGTCATCGACCAGAAGCAGGAAGCCCGGGAACGTGTCGGGCTCCCGCTCTACACCAAGGACGAGATCCGCGACCTGAAGAAGAAGGTCGGGAGCATCGTGCTCATCCAGGAGGACACGGCCGAGAGCTACCTCAACGCCGTGCTGGACCTCTTCGCCATGAAGGCGTTCCACGTCATCGGGGTCGATTCCTTCTCGGCCTTCCAGACAGAAGCCGAGGCTGACGCCAAGGACGGGCTCGAGCAGAACATCCGACAGGCTGCCGCGGCTGGGATCCTGACCAGGTTCTCGCAGCGGTTCCACCCGCTCACCCACGGGGACAACTACACGTGCCTGGTCGGTACCTGCCAGGTCAGGGCCAACCGGGAAAGAGCGAACGCACCAGGGCACCTCCAGAAGTACATCCGGCCCTACATCCCCGTGATCCCTTGGGCTCTTCGGCACGCCATGCTCATCGCCCTCCTGGTGTGGCCAGGGGAGAAGATGAAGGACAAGGACGAGGAAGGTGAGCGCGTCCAGACCGGCAAGGTCCTCAACTGGGAGACCTTCAAGGGGAAGGTCGGCGTCCACGAAGGTATCCGTGGAGAGGCCGACTTCAAGTTCGGGGAGTACATCAACAACGAGGACAGCATCGTGGAGGCGGGCATCCGCCACGGCGTCATCCGTGAACGGGACGGCATCATCGACATCGTCTCGCACTTCGACAAGACGAAGCTCATCTACACGAAGATCCCCGGCGTGCTCGTCCTCAAGAAGTACCTCGTGTCCGACCCGGAGTTCGAGATGAGGATCCGCCAGGAGATCCTGGCAGCAGCAGGGGTCTCGTGCGTCTACTGGTGAAGGTCATCCGAGAAGTGGTACGTGGTGAAGGGGAGTTCCTCAACGTCTTCATCGGAAACGAGTCGGCTCGGGTAGGTCCGCTTCAAGATGGGGAACCCGTCGACATCGTGCTCGAGATGACGGAAACACCCAAAGGTGGACCGCCCACCAAGAGGATGAGGAAGCACGTCCGCGAAAGCGAGCGTCAAATCGGCAAGGACATCGGGGGCCGGGCTCAGCCGGCTTCCGGTGCCCTACCGGGCATGAAGGGTGACGCGAGAGCTCGAGGTCGAGTCAGGGTCGAGTCAAAGACCACGAAGACGTTGTCGTACTCGGTTGACCGCCGAGAGCTGAACAAGATCCGCAGCGAATGCACCGGGCTAGAGAAGCCAGTGTTCGTGGTGGAGTTCGTGAACCCCACGACACTTCGTGAGGAAGACAAATGGGTATTGGTACCCTACGAGGACTGGCATGAAACTTACGTCAATCAAGGACCTGGAAAGCGGAGCGGCTGACCAGATCATTCTGGACAAGAGCGTGAACCTCGGGGCGCTCTACGATGAGCTCCTCGATTCGTATGAAGAGGGGGAAGACGACCACAGGGCGCCCGGCGTTCATGCCTCCGAGGTTGCGTCGTGCAAGAGGCACGTCGTCTACACCCTCTACGCGACGGAGAAGAAGAAGACCACGAAGCGCGACATGCAGAAGCGCTTCAACGTAGGTAATGCCATCCACGGGATGCTCCAGTCTGACTTCGCCAAGATGGCCAAGCGGTCAGGAGGCACCATCATATTCAAAGATGAAGTGAAGATGACCGGTTCGCCCTTGGCGGAGAAGTACGACATCCACTCGTCCTGCGACGGGGTGTTCGAGTTCCTCAACCCCTCGGGTGAGGTCTACCTCCGTATCGGCCTCGAGATCAAAAGCAAGGCGCCGGATGACTACGCCAAGCTGAAGGAGCCAGAGAAGAAGCACATCGAGCAGGCACACCTCTACCAGGCGTGCCTGGATCTTCCACTCGTCTGGTACGTGTACTGGAACAAGGGGAACCAGAACTACACCCCGATGACCTTCCCGTGGCTCAGGAAGTTCGACCACAACGTGTGGAACCGACTCGAGAAGCGCATCATCGAATCCCTGGAGGCCGCACACGCAGACGTACTCCCCGAAAGGGAGGAAGCGTTCCACTGCACGTGGTGCCCGTACGCATGGACCTGCGAGCCCTCGACCATAAAGAAGCAGAACAACGGTGGTCAGAGGATCACGCCCCGCTCACTGACGAATCGAAGGAGATAGCATGGACGACTTCAACAACACCCGCGTGGTCATCACGAACGACATCGACCCGAACCTGGCAGGCGCCTTCGTGTGGTGGCGCCTGTCCGGGGACATGAACATCATGAGCCTCGAGGCCACCTGGGCAGAGAACCATCTCAAGGAGCCCATGCCCTCGAAGCCCTCCTTCCAGGTGGCGCTGCGCCGGGCCGTGAACGAGCAGGCGAACCGGCGCCGACTCATCAGGCCGCTTCCCAAGGACCAGTCCGGGTACGCCATCGTGGACGAGTCCCCCGACCACGAGAAAACGCTGAACTACGACATCGCCTGCAAGGTGTACTTCGAGCGCAGCGGCAAGGTCGCCATCTCGGGCGGCTCGGACGTGATGCGGTCGGAGATCCTGGCCGCGTACGAACGCCACCTCTCCACCGTGTCCGCTTCGGACGTACGGGAGTGGCTCACGGGGGTCATCATCCCCACGGTCCTCGCGCTCAAGCTCCGTGACGGCGGAGGGGTCTACTTCATCCCCCAGCCCACGTTGGCGAAGTTCAGGGCCATCGTGCGGTGCGTGAAGTGGTCCTCCGACCACGCCATCTTCGCGGTCCCGGCCATGAAGACCGAGGACGCGGTGGAGGGCATCATCGACGCCCTTCGGCACGAGTCCGAGACAACCCTCCAGAAGCTCAAGGAGGACCTGGACAAGGGCGAGCTCGGGGTCAGGGCCCTGAAGAGCCGGCTGGATGCCTGCGCCCAGCAGGAGAAGAAGCTCACGCAGTACGAACTCATGTTGGGTCGTAAGCAGATGGGGATCAGCAACGACCTCCACATGATGCGGTCCAGCCTCATGGAAGCCATGCTCACCCAAGGAGAAGAAGGGTGACCCGTCCTTCGTTCCACCAGATCTACATGGACTTGGCCACGAGCCTGTCCCAGCGTTCGACCTGCTCCCGCCTCTCGGTGGGGGCAGTGATCACGAGTCCCGACTTCCGGAAGGTCTACGCGGTCGGGTACAACGGCAACGTGTCCGGCGGAAAGAACGACTGCGACCGTCACGGGGAAGAAGCCGTGGGCAACTGCGGATGCATCCACGCCGAGCAAAACGCGGTCATCAACTGCGACACGGCCCGGCACCATGAGAAGATCGTGTTCTGCACGCACCTACCCTGCATGCAGTGTGCGAAGTTCCTCATCAACCTCGGGGGCGTGAATGGGGTCTACTACCAGACCGACTACAGGCTGAAGGACTCGCTCCACCTGTTCGCCTTCCACAACATCCTGACCGGGCACCTCAGCGGTCCCGACGTTCACCCCAACGACGCGTACCAGGCCAGCCTGTCGGCGTTGGCCAAGTACACCCTGGAGAAGGAGAAGAAGCCATGATCATCGGAATCGCCGGCAACGCCGGCGTGGGTAAGGACACGGTGGCGGACCACCTCGTGAAGAACCACGGCTGCGTGAAGGTCAGTCTCGCGGACCCCTTGAAGCGCATCTGCCGGGACGTCTTCAACTTCTCGGAGGATCAGCTCTGGGGTCCGAGCGAGAAGAGGAACGAGCCGGACAGGCGGTATCCGCGCACGTACGCTGTAGCGGTCCCGGAAGGCAGTGATTACGTACTCCTGCGGGAGGACGGCACGGTGAAACCTAAGGCCGAGTGGCCGGTACTGGAGTACCTCACGCCTCGCCACGCCCTCCAGCAGCTCGGGACTCAGTGGGGGCGGTCCTGCTACCCAGACATCTGGGTCGACTACGCACTGCGGGTCGCGCAGGCGTTGCTCAAAGGGTCAGCTACGCAAGCTACCAAGTACGAGGCCCCGACGTATGAAGACTGGGAGCACCCCGGGTACGACCCACGCGTAGGGCTGGAAGCCTGGAGAGTCAGAACGAAGGCATCCATCGCCAAAGGTGTCGTCATCCCCGACGTTCGCTTCAATAACGAGGTGGAGGCCATCCGGGCAGCCGGCGGGGAGGTCTGGAAGATCACCCGGCCGATCCCCCGACTCGAGGGCGCGGCAGGGCAGCATCAGTCCGAGACCGAGCTGGACGGCATCGACCCCAAGCTGTTCCACGCCTTCATCGAGAACAGCGCGACCCTCGAGAAGCTCTACCAGTCCGTCGAGTTCTGCCTGGAGAAGAAATGAACGACCCATTCGCCAAGAAGCCCCACGGGGTAAGGCAGCAGGTTGCTTCCGGTGGTCTCAGCATCGGCAAGAGCGTCGGCATCGCGAACTCGAAGCTCGAAGAGATCGTGATGAAGTTCCGGACGCTCGGCGGTCCCAATGGGATCGAGGCCGACATGAAGACGAAGGGGCCGGCTGAGTTCTCGAAGCCGAGCTCGGCCCCGATGGAGATCACCCCGGAGATGCTCTCCACCACCAACCCGGACGAGCTCAGCCGAGCGCTCGCTGAGCAGAACGCCTGGCTGAACTACTACTCGCCCATGATGGCAACCGTGGAGTCCGGGCTCGCAGAGAGCGAGAACATCATCACGCTGGTCGAGGCGCAGATCCGCAAGGACATGCTCGAGATCAACAAGACCACGAACAAGGGGGAGAAGTTCTCGAAAGAAGAGATCGACGCGGAGGTACTCACGAACCCGACCTACCAGGACTGCCTTCTGGAGGTTCAGAAGATGAAGCAGTACCGGTTTCAGATCGACGGGTACATCAACATCGCGAACAGGAACGTCCGCACGGTCTCGAGGCAAATCTCCTTGCGAGGGCAGGAGTTGGACGGGAGCAACCGGGAGGCCAACGTCGCGAAAGCGGGAGGCGGGGGTCGTCGCTACGGCCCACTGCGCGGCTAATGATTCGCATCGACCTCGTGGGCCTTCCGCCGTCGTCCAACAACGCCTACGTGGAACTGCCACCTATCGTGAGGGGAAAGAAAGTCATCCCCCGCGGTAGGCGGCTCTCGGCGGAAGGTGAGAAGTACAAGCGGGAGACCATCACGCACATCGTGAGGAACTACCCGAATGAGCTCTCGCAGGTAAAGCCCGACGTTGGGTTGTTCCTGTACGTGCGCTTCTTCTTCGAGGCGCTCTACAACAAGGGGTGGCCAAAAACAGCGGAAACACGGTACAAGAGGATTGACGTTACGAACCGGGTCAAGCTCCTCGAGGACTGCGTGAAAGATGCCTGCGGCATCGATGACTCGCAGAACGAGTTCGTTCTCCTCGAGAAGCGCCAAGGCCCGGACGCGACGGTTGTATTCATCTGGAACCTAGACAAGGAGGTGCCCCCTGGACTTGACGAGCTCTCACGACTCTTACTGGGACCGTTGTAACCTGACGGAGCTTTACCAAGTATGCCGTCGAGCGGGGCTACAAGTTCTCCCGAGCTACCCTCGCGAGAAGCTGATTGCCCTACTCGAGGGTGAAGAAGTAGAAGAAGAAATCAGTCATCCCGTTGACGCCTGGCGGGATGCACTCATGCGATTCATCGATGACTACTGGGTGAAGATCCAGAGCCAGATAACGTGTCCGGCAAAGAGCCGAGATCCGAAGGCATGTTACGGATGTACCGATACCCAGGTGTACTCGTGCCTGGTGAAGAACGAACCGTTGTTGACTCAGATCACGAAAAGGAAAAGACCATGACCACTGTCGGCAAGACCACCGTGAACACCGCTCCCCGTGACAAGGGGCAGCTCGTCCGCCTCGGACGTTTCCAGCTTCGCGCCCTCGCGCTCGAACTCGGGCTGGTGGCCACCGAGGACAGCAAGACCGCCTACGCGGCCATGACCGTGGAGGACCAGGCCCAGGCAATCCTGGATGCTCTGAAGGCACAGGGCGGTGCCCCCTCGGCCCCCTCGGCGCCTGCCGCTCCCGCGGCCGACAAGCCGAAGCGCACCCCGGTGGGCGCTCCCCAGACCCAGGCCCCCACGCAAGCCCCCGCGGACACGAGCGGCAACCTCGACGTCGTGATGGAGGTGCTGACCAAGGTCCTCGAGAACACGGCGCTCCTCCACGAGAAGATCGACGCCATCAACGAGAAGCTCGGTCGCTCGGAGATCGACTCCGCGCTGGGGCTCACGCTGGGACTCATGCTCGCGGAACAGAGCATGGGCGCCGGGCGGGACGACATCCTCACGGCCGTCTTCGAGGATGCCCCCGGCATCCAGGCGAAGGTGACCGCGACCCTGGGAAAAGGGAAGAAGAAGAAGTAAGGGCGTGGCCGGGCGCCAGGTGGCCGACACCTGAAGAGCTCGAGGACGAGTAGAAGGGCGGGGGTAACTCCCCGCCTTTTCTCTAGCCCTGCTTGTAGGTCACAGGACACATCCGTGTAGCGGCGGCTAAACAGCCAGGTGGAAGACACGAAAACACGAGCCCAAGCCACCACCCCTCGAATGCCTGACGTGTCTCTTCTTCGTTGTCCTGTGACCTACAAGTAGAGCTACCGGGAACGTAGCAGGTACGCGGTGGTGAACCCCACCGCCAAGGTTCCCGTGACCCCCACCGCAACCCCAAACCAGGTGGTGCGGTAGAACGCGGGGCTCTGGGCTTCAGCAAGCTGCCGCTGGTAGTCGCTGGTCACGACCTTGAACTGCTCCTCCCGTACCGACAGGGAGGTCTTCAGGAAGTCGATCTGGGCCTGGTCGGTCTTCCGCTGAAGCTCCACGTCGGCCACCAGGCGAACCCGGCACTGCTCGAGGTAGTGCCCCCACCGGATGGCGGTTGGGTTGTCGAAGAGCTGCCCGGAGTACGGGGCCGGCTGACCCTGCCCCACGGGCTCGATACGGTCCTCCCCGGGCGGGATGGGGACCAGAGGGGCCACGGGGTCCGCCAGGGCCCTCGTGGACAGCGTGAGGGCCATCAGGGCGGCCAGGAGGGCGCGGTGGTTCACCGGGGCACCGGGGCAGGCTGGTTGGGGGTTACGGCATGCAGAACCCCTGCCCCAAGAGCACCGGCCCCGAGACCCGCCGCGGCCCCCATCGCACCGTAGGTTGCCCCACCGATGTTCTGGATGTGCGGATGGACGATCTTGAGGGCCTCCGCGCCGCCGGCTCCTTGTAGGGCCGCCCGCGCGTGCATGTTGTTGCTAAGGGTGGCGTGCATAGCTGTACCTGGTGCCGTGATGGAGCGCCCCCTGAGCACACCCGCTGTACCCAGCGCGGCTGCACCAAGCCCAGCCCCGATCATGAGCTTCTTCCCAAGGCCCATCCCCTGCTGCTGCGGTGGCGGCTGGGGTGGCACCGGAGCCCCGAAGGCAATCTTCTGGAGCTCATCCGCCATGGCCCCGTACGTGACCGAGGACATCTTCCGGAGGTTCCGCTCGTGGTTCAGGATGGACCCCACGACGAACAGGGCTGGGTTCTTCGCGGCAAGGCGTGCCTTCATGCCGGCCTGCATCCCCTTGTTGCTCATGACTGGAGGCGGGGACCATCCCTCCTCGTGGGCTTGCTTGTTCATGACTGGACCTTCTTTCCGATGTCCTTGAGGAAGTCGTTCACGGCCTTGCCGTCGTCACCCAGCTTGTCGGCTTCCTTCTTCTGCCCGACCACGACGTTCTCGGTGATCTCGTCGTGGTCATCCTTGGCCTTCTGGATGTCCACGACCTCCTTGACCTCGGCCGCTTCGATCTTCTTCTGGGCCTCGTCGGCTGCCTTCTTCTCCACCGGGGCCACGACGGGCGTGACGGGCTTCCCACGAAGGGTAGCCACCAAGGCGACCACGATGGCGATGATGGCGATGAGACCGCTACCAACCACCATCAACGTGTCAGAGCTCATGCCTTGGGTCCCTGGGGCGGGTCACTGTCTCCGATGACCGCGTCGGGGATCTTGACCCCGGCCTCCTCGGCCTTCTTCTTCAGCACGCTCTTCGCCATCTTGTACACGAACCCCGAGAATCCCCCGCAGACGATCCCGTACACGAACCGGGTCGAGTGCGCGGTCACGAGCGCGGGGAACGGGTACTTGATGAAGATCGAAGCCGCCGCGGCCCCGACCACCATGGGGAGCATGTAGAGCACGATCTCGTTCCACCACCAGTTCTCTCGAGCGCCCCTCCAGACACGCTCGATGACCTTGCGAAGCCCCACGACCAGCAGGGCCACGAACAGGCAGAAGATGAGCGTCCAGGGCCACACGAATGCCACGAGGTCTGTGATGAAGGTGTCCATGTTGATCTCCTAGGTTACCTGTTCGGGACGTGGTCCGCGATGATCACTTCACCGTTCGCGTGAACGGTAATGACCCCCACGGTACCCTTGCGTTGACCCACGGCCTGGATGGCCTGCCAGATCTTGATCCCAAGTGCCTGGTCCATCATCGGGTCCACGTTGTTCACGTTGATTACCTGATGTGGCCCGAAGGTGAAGCTGTATGTCGACATATCGTGACCTCAGAAGGCAGGGAGGACAGTTCCGTTGACCCACACCGTGACCCGCCCAGAGCTCAGGACATGCGGTGCGGCGGTCTCGAAGGTGGTCTTGAGGGTGATCCTATCCACGGCAATCACACCCACAGTCCCTGGGAAACTTACCAGGGCTTGTTGACTTCCACCGCTTATCGCAGTCCACGCTGACAATCGGTCAGCGGATGGCCATCCCTCGTTCACGGAGAAGTTCCTGTCAGATAGGCCTGCCCCGTATGACCTGTCTGGCCCAGTAACTTGGAAGTCCCTGAGCGTGGTGGGGCTCCTTTGTCCAGCGGAGAACCCTAGCCAGTAAAGAGTCCAAGGGTCTCCGTAAAGGATCTCGAAGCTACCGGCTGGGTTCAGGGACTTGATTTTCAGGAAGTTGCCGACAAGGCTCACCGAGGCCCCGCCACCAAGTTGAACCTGTAGCGCGACCTGTAGCGCCAGGAGACTGGTCCAGTTTAGGGTAGTTACAGTGACTACCCCGACCACCCCATCCAACTTGTATCCGAAGAGACCGTCGTAGGTCACGAAGGGGTACGTGTAGAGCCCTACATCCGCGCCAAGGATGGACGGTTCCAGCGCACCGATCCGCAGCGTACAAAGAGGGACCAACAAGGTCCCGGCAGCAGCAAGTCCTGCCGAGAGCGTAGCGGTGGTGGTCGTGTCTCCGGCCGAACCAGGGACGATGATTGGGTGCGACAACGCCAGGCCGATTGACTCGATGAGGAACGCCGGTTTCTGCGGAACCGCCACGGTGTCGACAAGGTGCCCCGGGTTCAGCGGCGGCAACCAGATGTCATTGAAAAGGACAACCCCACCAGGCCCAGACGAAAGACCATTGAGCACGATGTCTCGCGCGAAGGAGAACTTGGCCCCAACGCCACCACGTAGGTCAGCGTTCGTGGTACCGACACCGTTGGGGTACGTGGTGATCTCCGGGTCGTACAGGAAACCACGCTGCGTGTTGACGAAGAACTTTGGGTAGGTGCGGTCCATGTTCGATCCTAACGGTACCGGGTAACCGCCGGTCCTCTCCCAGAAGATGTTGTTTCCTAGCTGCCTGCCCACGTAAACGTCGATGGCCCCATTCGGCCCAAAGGTCGGGGTCAAGAAGATGTCCAGTAGGTTGAAGAACGTGGGGACCGGTACCAGGAAGGCGCTATCGGAGAAACATCCGATGAGAACCAATGAAAGGCTGGTGAGTGGGTTCTGTCGGTGGATCACCAACCTCACCTCGCTATCGATCAGCGCATTGATCGACACGTTCCTGAGAGCAACAACCAGTAGCGGGCTTGGACCCACGTACGAGGTAGAGATGAAGATGGACAGACCATCGTAGGTGGGGACCGGGACGATGTTGCTCGCGGTAACGATGGTCTGGATGCTCTGGCCAAGCTGCTTGCCGGCCACGATGCCGTTGTAGTTGTTGAGCGGCCCGTACGCCAACACGTTGCCGGCAAGGGCCAGGATGTTGCCCTGCTGGGAGATGATATCGTCGATGAAGGTGGCGGACTTCATGGAGATGCTGCCCACGAATGAGAAGATCCCACCAGAGCCGGTAAGTATCGACTTGGTTTCGTACGTGGACCCGGTGTTGCCGACCGACAACACTCTGTTGAAACCACCCCACGCGAAGGCGGTGTCGTTGAAGGGATCTTGACCTTGCGCGTATACCTGCATGAACCCGGTCGGTACTTGTTGAAGCAGCAAATCTGTAACCTTGGGGGGTTGGGCGTACACCATTCCCCGCGGGATGCTGCCGAACGGAAGCGAGCCGTCTGCCTCTCGCTTCTCGTCGATGCCATCACCCACGAAGAACTCCATGCTGAGCCAACGCGTGAGTAGTCCCTGGGTGCCCGTGAGGACATCCGGTTGCTCCCCATCGACAGACACAATCAAGCAGTTCTGCGCCGAAGAGGCGAAGAGCTTCTCGATGAAGTACGTCCGGCGGCGTAGCGCAAGGCCGGTCGAGTCGACGTGCTCTATCTCGAGCATGTCGTACCCAACAGAGATGGCCGAGATGCGGTCAGGACCAACCGTCAGCCAGAACCGGTTTGGTGCGGTCATGGTCAGAAGGGTTCGCCCCGGTACCGTGACCTTGTCGAATACCACCAGGGAGTTGGGCGTGATGGCCGTGAAGTTGCTGGACTCTGAGGGCTGCGTGTCCGTCCGGGGAGATACCCCCAGGAACTTCGCCATGCCCGGAAGCGGGGCACTGTGGGTAAGGCTGATCAGAGCGTTGGTCAGCGAACGACCACCGTAAGCCACGAACCCAGAACCGCCGCCGAAACCCTTCTGGGCACCAGGACCGGAGATGTCGAAAAAGTCATCGAGATGCGCGGTCCAGATGGCATCCAGAGGATCCAGGTACATGGTCCGGTACGCAGAGTCGGTGTTCCAGAAGTCACGCTGGCTCCACCCGCTCATGGCCGGGCCGGTACGCTGGTACCAGCTACCACCACCGGCCTGGTTGTGCTGGATGGCCGGCAGCCCGCTGTTGGTCGGTACCGTCGCGGGGATGTCGGCCACGGTACCCCGGCGATACCGCTCGTTCATGCCACTCAGCGCCAGGTCCCAGACCGTCGACACGTAGGGGCTGTTCCACCACGTGGATACACTGGGGGTTCCGTTCAACCTGAAGAGCTGCTTGACTACTTGATCCGCGGCCCCGACCTGCCGGCGCCCGATGGGGTCCGGGGTAGCGGTGCTGAGGTACCGGTGGACCCGGTAGTGAACCCGGAAGACCGACCAGGGCCGACCAGGCACGATGGGGACGTTGAGGTTGAGCGTCACCGCGCCGGCGGGAAACCCGGAACCGATCACCGCGCCCGCGATGCTCGCCACCACGACCTTCGTGGCCGGGGGCACGAAGAGCTCATTCCCGAGCGTGTCCGTGACGACGAATAGTTCCTGCGGGCTCGTGGCAGGTGCATCACTCACAAACGGGAAGTCCGCGGCAGGGATGACCACACTGGTAAGGTTGCCAGGGCCTGCATTGCTGTACCCACGGAAGGTAGGAACCGCAAAGCTGTTGTGGAGGAGGTCATCGAGGTAGTCGATGTTCTCCGCCAGGGCGCCATGGCCCCTGTTCGCGTCTGACGCGGTCGCGTCCTCCCCGAAGGCCCAGAAGTACGTGCCCTGGTTCGGCCCACCGATCTTCTGCCCCACAGCACCGAGGAAGTTGTCCACCGGGGCCGAGCCGAGACCACCCACACCACCGCTCGCGACGTTGATGTAGTCGTAGGTCTTGCCGGTGGTCTGTGCGGCCGAACCGCCAGTCGGAATCGAAACGGCGAAGAGCCAGGCGGGGTTCGTGAAACGGTGAAAGCGGGTGGGCATCTGCGGCTCCTAACGGGAGGGCTGCGAAGTCGATGACTTCGTGACCGATGATGTTGACGAGGAGCACCGGCGGAACCCCAGCAAACCCCGTGATGGCGTTCACGAAGCTTTCGTTCCTGACCTTGATGGCAAGCTCGAAGGAAGTGAGAAAGCCTCCGATGGCCAGCGGGACAGCTACAGTTTCGAGCGTTCCTGGGATGGCGAGCAAGAGCGTCTGAGCGGCAGGTAGCGCGACACCCGTACTTGACCAGATGGCGCCGCCAAAGTCGTTCTTGGGGGTGGTGTCGTTACGACGAATCTCGATGAAGAACGACGCACCAGCGGTCTGCGGGTTGATGAGCCCGATAGCCCCACCGGTCAGGACTTCCACCTGATCGATGACGAAGAATGTCTTGTCAGTCGAGAACTTGTCAACCGGGCGAGAGAACTGAAGGATACGGGTCCAGAAGTTCGCAGGCCCAGGGTTGAAGAACTCCGTGGGGTAGATGAGCGCGAAGTCGTTCACCGCACCAGCCGCGATGTTGTTCTGTAGCTGTACCCGCGTCTGGATGCGAACCTGGTTGCCCGTGTACCCCCTGGGACGAGGAGGGTCTCCACTTCCGTTCACGCCCACAGGCGCAGGCGAACCCCCCGAGGTTGGGATCCACTGGTAGCGCGACGAGTACCCTGAAGAGACCTTGGACATGGTGGATACCTAACGTAGCGTTGTAACGTTTCACCGACATGAGGATCTTGCTCATACCACCAGCACCGTGGGTAACCAGGCCCGTGTAGACGTCGACGTACCCGACCGCGTTCGAGAACCAGCAGTCCGACAAGTTCTCGAACACGTAGTTGCCGGGCCATGCGCTCAAGTCTGCAATCTGCATTGGTGCACCGTCGTGTCGAATGACCCACGTGATCACGCGACCCATGTCGTTCGAGTTCACGTTCAACGACGGGAACGTGATGGCCACGATGGGGGACGTGGTGGGGCCCACCGTGGAGTACTCGTTGTAGTCGGACGTCTCCGCGTCAGCCCCGAACAGCAAGGTCACGATGAACGGGAGGATGAACGTGGTCGTCGCCCCAGGATCCCTGGCCACGACCTTCTTGGCCTCCACGGCACCGTCGCCACGGAGCACGCCGTTGTCGAAGTACTTCCCGGTGACCGCGAAGTTCAAAGACGAAGTTCGGAACCCGCCCCACGCCAGGGCATTCGTCTTCCCGGTCTCATTTGAAGCGTAGAGCTTCGCGGAGTAGTCATTCCTGTCCGCGTTGGTTGGGATGGGCGTTGTATCCAACTGGTGCGGGGCCGCGTAGAAGAGCCCGTCGAACTTCAGCTTGCTGGTCGTCCCGATGTCGTACCCGGCCACGCCGTCGCTGACCCCGAACACCATCGAGCGCCATCGAATCGTGCAAGGCGTGTTGGGCAGGAACGTGGGGGTCGTGCCGTCCATGTTCTGGATCATGGCGACCGTGCCGCTGAAGAGGTCCACGATCACGTACGTCTTCGGGGCAGCCCCGGGGGAGAGCTGGATCTCCACTAGGTCGTACCCCTTGGCCACGGAGGTCCGCCACTCACCGAGGACGTTCGCGGCCCAGAAGTCCGGGATCGACAGGATGACCCAGCAGTCCGCTCCAGCGTTGAGCAACACCGCCGCGGTGTCTTGTCCAACGAACGTGAACGAGCTTCCGGGGATGATGCCGGACATCGGGTGGTTGGAGGTATGCAGGAAGGAGGAGTACCCGGACCCCTGCCGGTTGACCCCGAACCCAGTGTCGTGGGCCCCGTAGGTCATGCGGCGCTGCCCGTAGACCACGAACCCGGAGGAGCCTCCCTTGTGGAGGTTTCCCTTGTCCTCAATCCAGGCAGACCAAAGAGCATTGAGGGGATCGAAGTACTCGAAAGTTGCACTTAGCTGGCTCAAGGCGCTCACCATCATGGGTGAGTGCCTGGATAGGTAGTTGCGCTCTCCCCAGAACCCGGGCTGTGCTCCGGGCGCCGCGTTCGCGGCGTTCGGGGTCATGTACGAAATGGGCGCCGGCACCGTGTCGATGAGCGGGTCGGTGTTCCGCAGCAACATCTGGTTGAGCCCGTGATGGTTCAACTGCCAGAGGCTGTGCTCTCCGCTCCCAACACCGTCGCCAGAGTACCAGGTGGAGTGCGCGTACGCCTCGGGCTTCCCATCAAGTCGGTACAGGAAGCGGGCCACCGCACCATCAATGCCGTTCGGGTACGGGCCATGAATGTCGGGCGTGATGAGCGCCAGGTTGCTGGCCCTACGGTAGTTGACGAAGATGCCCCCGCTGAACGGAGGGGTGGGCGTGAACCCGTTGAACGTGACCGTGACCGGGCCAGGCACGAACCCGCTCCCGATGGGGGACGTGCTGGCCACCACACGTAGGTTGTCGTTCAACGCAGGGATGAAGTACGCATCCGGGCTGAACACGCCACCGACAAACCCATTCGTGATCGTGAAGAGATCATCGAAGGTCTCCGGGCCAGACCCAAGCCACACGTATGACCCAGGCGGGAACGTGTATGAGTTGATAGCGGGACCGAAGAGCGGAGTGGCCACGAAGACAGACTCACGTACCCCGAAGACCTGGTGCACGACGTCATCTAGGAAGTCGGTGTTCTCCCCGAGGGCCTTGAAGCCACGATTGACGTTCGCGCTGTACCCCGGGTCGTCAAAGCCGACCCAGTACGTGAACGGCGTCGGCCCAACCAGCGGGGGAGGGTTCGCGAACGCCGTACCGCCACCACCGGTCGCCCCGGAGACGATGTTGACTCGGTCATAGACCACACCGCCCGAGGCAGGTTGAGGCTGCGAGGTACCGGGACCCAGAGGAATCGCGACGTACCCGGTCCAGGTCGGATCTACGAATCGGTGGAAGTTCGACATTCAGGTGGCCTCAGAACTTGATCGTCCAATCCACTTCCAACGAGAAGGCGTTGGTCTTGGATAGGCTGTCGAAGGTGTCATACGCCACGCAGGTGTTGTGCGGCTGGTTCACGTACGTGGCGATGGGGCTGTGGAGAAAGAGGCCGATCTCGGAGATGGGCACCGTGAGGAACGGCCCGTAACTGATCTCGATCTCCGGGAAGACCCTGACGAACTTCACCGAGGTCGTGGTCGGGTACACGGCCGGCGACTGCACCTGCCCGAGCCAGATGTCCGCGATGTTGTAGAAAGGCGGAGGGTCAGGGACAGCCGGGATGGGGCTCAGGATTCGAACAGGCCGCTCGAGACGGAGCACCGTGGGGTCCGTGTCGGTCTGGATGTTCGGCCCCGGGTAGTGCCCGGCGGGCGCGGGTGGCGCGGCCCCGAGAGGCGTCGCGTTCGCGACCGCGAGCTGGAGCTGCCTCGTGCCGCCGATGCCGAGGCCCATGTACCTGATGCCCCGGTCGTCCTTCAAGGTCACGGGGAGCGGGGGCTGCGGGGGCGGACCTCCCGGCAAGGCGAAGTACGAGATGTGCTGCGGCAACCACTCACGCCCGAGGTTCAAGAAGATGTTGTGACCGCGGATGCGGCGCACGATCTTGCCCCGAGAGCGCAAGGTGAGCTCCAAGTTGCTCGCTACCTCGATTAGAACTTTGTCGCTCATCTTGTCCTCTTGATACTACCTGAAGTCCGTCAAGCCTAGTTCTGTCAGATGTCGATGACCCTGTAGAGCGTCCCAGCGGGCAACGCGGGGTGGCCACCTGGCAGGCCCATGTCGAACCACCAACCTACCGCTTCACCGACCGTGACGAGCGCAGAGTGCAGGAAAGGCTTCAAAGGAAGCAACCCGTCAGGGACTAGACGAACGTCAACCACGTCTCCTGGGTTGATCGTAAAGGCACCTGGTAGCGGCAGCGGCGAAGGCGGCGGCCCCCACGCGACCGTCTGCCCGTCACCAAAATGAATGAACGGAAGGTCCGCCTCGAGCACCGCGTTGACGGTGATCTGGAGACGCATGTTCGTACTGCCGAGCGTGGGCTTGCCCTTCAGGTAGATGGCCACGCCCGTGACCGGGATAGCGACCAGTACGGGCCCGTCATCCCGGAGCTCGTGCCCGGTCATCGGCACGAACGTCAGGAACTTCATCCCCCAGACGTGCTTCTCGCCGTTGAGCAGGAACTCGTCGAAGACGAAGAAGTCATCGAAGACCATCGGGCCGCCGGCGAAGATCTCCGACCCGATGGCGTAGGACAGGACCTCCGGACGGATGAACTCCCTGTCGATACCCCAGGTGACGTCCAGGTCCGAGAGGGGGAACGTCGGGTAGGGCTGCGTGGGGTCTGAGCCCGTATCAGAGGCGTTGACGATGTGACCGCTCAGCAGACCCGCCGGAGGACCAACGGGACCACCAGGAGCCAGTAGGACGCCGGGCGACGGGTCCGGCTGGTCGATCATCGTGGCGGAGCCGACCTTCTGCGCGAGGGAGTCGTAGAGGAACTCCGACCAGGACAGCTCGAAGAGCTCGAGGAGGCCCTTGTAATGAATCTCGTCCGAAACATCGACCTCGGTATCCCCGATTTCAATCTGCACAAGGAAGATCGGGTACGTGTACGCGGGCTTGATTCGGAGGATGAAGTTCCTGGTGAACAACAACGACGGCAGGTTGAATGCCGGGCTCTTCACTCGAACCATGAAGCGGTGGAACTTCTCGACCTCGTACAGAAGCCCTTGTCCCATCAGGCCCTGGAACCATGCCGGGTCCTTGATGTAATCGAGGGCCTCCACGCCGGTCACGAGCGGAGCGAACTGCGAGACCGTGTCGCCTACCGCGTAGGTCTTACCGGTAGCCGGATTGACCTCCAGCGGGAGCTTCTTCGGGAAGTTGTACGACCTGACGATCTCGGTGTTCTTGTTGTCTTGAAGTAGGAGACGCCCCTTGTTCGGGGAGAAGTCGATGCTGATCTCCACGATGGTGCTGTCCTCCTCCGCGAACGGAAGACCCAGCAAGATCTGCGAACCGACCCGCATGTTGAACACGGTCGGGCCGTTCAGGTACGCGTACCAGAGCCCCTGCACGGCACTCAGATAGTCGAAGTTCGAAGGTAGCTTGGAAAGGTCGTCGAGCGAGAAGTCCACCGCGATACCGAAGTTGCCCTCGATGGTCGGACGGTTGTCCAGGTACGTGTACTCAGCCCAGAGGCGAGGCACGAGGACCGTGGGCTCCCTCTCGCCGGTCCCGAGGAATACACTGTCAAACCTGATGCACGCCTTCTCCCTGAACCTCTCGATGTAGAAGTCCGCGTTCCTGCGAAGTACTTCGCTCTCAGGGGAGTCTTTGATGACACGTTGCAGGAACGGGATGTCGAGGATCACGTCCTCGATGGGCATGTAATGACGGCGGTAGATACCCCAGAAGTAGAGCTCGAACCTGTCCGGGTACTTGGAGAAGTACGACTGGAACAGCGGGTCTATCTTCAGCGCGACCGAGTTCGCCTCGGCCTTGACGACACCCATGTGGTTGGTGGCCACGTAGGACACCCCCTGGATGGCCACGTCGAAGACCTCGATGATGGCCCAATCAAACTTGGCGGTCAGGCCGTTGTAGAAGTCGATCTGGGTGGAGGTCACCTTCATGGGGATGGACCACTCACTGGAAGCCGTGAGGGGGATCTCATCCTTCAAGGTGAACCGCTGGAACCTGAGAGGATCGAGCGGGTCATCCGCGATGCTCGCGATACGAACGCAGTCGTTCTCAGCGCCGAAGTTGTCGAGAACCAGGAAGTCGTTCTCTTTGATGTCCAACCCGGCCAACGAGATCCCGGTGTTGTAGGTCTTCGTGCTGGTCGCCGCGCCACCAGATCCGCCGAGCGGCTGGCAGCTATCTCCGATGTTGAACGGACCCGTGGTCCCAGCGACCACCGTGAACTCGAACGGGGCGTACACGACAACCCTGGAGGTGGTCGGCGGGAAGGGGAGCAGGGGACCCGGCTCTCCAATCACCGCCGTGCACTTGAAGCGCTTGTCGACCGCCTTGAGCAGCTTATCTAGCTGCGTCGCGAAGGCACCAGGTGTGACAAGGTTCGGACCTGGCAAGGTCACGACGACGATGTCGTTGAAGAACGGGATCGACAGAGCGAGCGTGGTCCCGGCAAAAGCCCCGCCGGCGTTCGGGAGATCTGTCGTGGTGACTCCCGTCCACACCGTGCGGATCTTCGCGAGCTCCACGAAGGGCTCACGGAGCAGGAGGTCGTAGTGGAGCCACCTGCGGTTGAACTGCCGCTGGATGTCCCGGAGGCTCTTCGAGTACTCGATCTGCCAGAGCGTGAAGAGCTCCGTGGCGGCCACTTGTGCGGCACCGCTCCACACGGTCTCGATACGCTCCCGGTCTTCGACGAGACGCCAGAAGTCCGAGAGGTAATCCCAGATGAACTTCAGGTCAGGCGTGCATCCTCGGGGGAGCACGGACTGCACGACGTTGATGGCCGTCACGGACGGGGCCGAGAAAAGCTGCCCGTTCGAGACGATGAGCTGGAACTTGTAGAAGCCCGAGACGTCCGGGTAGAAGGTCGGCTTCACGGAGAGCGGCTGGTAGACGCCGTTCTGCGTGAGGACCTTGAAAGCCGCGTTGACGAGGTTGTCCGGGATGGTCGGGGTGGTGACCTGCGCGTACGGCCCTGGAAGACCCGCCGGGAAGATGTTCAAGATCTCGTAGACCTTGCCACCGACCACCAGCATGTCCCCTGGGTTGGCAGGGATGGGATTCAACCCACCGAACACGCTCGAGTAGAACTTGTCCGTGAACCCCGTGGGGATGAACTCCGGGAAGGTTCCACCATCGGTACCTTGGAAGAGGTACTGACTCCCAAGCGGCGCATCGATGAGCTTCCACGAGTACGTGAGCGGGAGCCCCTGCGGGTCGAAGCTCGCGCTGCCATCAAGCTGAAGGATACGGCAAGTCCGGATAGCTTGGTCCGGGCCCGCGTCCGCGACAGGGGGAAGGTTCGGGACGATGAACGTGCTCGCCAAGCAGATCGAATCGATCTGAACCTGCGAGACGTTCGCCAAGGTCCCGATGATGTGAACGCTCGTACCTCCCGGAATCGTGATGGGGATCGAGGACGCCTGGATGATCGGAAGGATGGCCTGGAGGACCTGGCCCGTGTTGACGGCCTGGTTGAACTCCGTGAAGTAGATGAAGACCGCGCCGATGCTCTGGCTGACCGCGATGCGGCAGACATAGTAGTTGCCGGGTACTGGTGCCCACGCGGCAGAGCCGGGGATGACCTGCGGGATGGACAGGTTGCTACCCGCATACGCGACGCCGATCTGCGAGAAGAAGAGACCTGCCGCGGGACCAGGAGGATCGACGACGCCGAAGAAGACCTGGTTGGTCACTGGCGTGGCGAAGTTCACCGGGATGTAGTTGAACATCGCCACGAACTCGAACGTGAAGTTCGCGCCCGGGATGGGGTTCAGCTCGAGTGTGACGTCCGTGGCGTCCGCGGAGGTTCCGACAAGGTCACTGCTCGGAACATCTACCGACCAGTACAGCGGCCATGGAGGCGGGTTCGCACCACCGGGGATCTGCACGACCCCCGCGTACGAACTGAGGAACGGCATCCCGTTGTCGCACACGCAGTAGAGGTCGAACGGAAGCGCGGTAGGCAGCGCACCGCCCGGTGCAAAGCCTCCACCACCGCCACCCCACGGGACGAACCCGTAGGCCCCGTTACCCCATCCCGTAAGTGTCTGACATCCTGAGACCGGCATGACGGCCTCAGATCACCGACCACTCAGACGGCCCCCGTACGAAGGTTCGACTCTCGTACAGGACTCGCAGAGTTCTACTGACGCTCCCGTCGATGTTGACCCCACCGGCAGCTGTCACCGTGGCACCTGGACCAGCCACGTTCTTGACGATGATAGATTGCCCAAGTGGAGCTGGGTTTGGGAGAACCACGTTCACCGCCCCGCCAGAGCTGTCTGCCAGGATCACTGGGACCGGGAAGTACAGGAGGTCGCTGTCCAGGGTGATTGTGGCCGGACCCACCACCACCGCATCGCTGAAGATGGAGTGCGGGATGAGTGGAGCCCAACCGATGGTACCTCCCGCGAACGAATGGTCCGCCGTGGCGATGCCGCCACTCGCAGCCCCGAAGTAAGATATCGAGTCCGTCTCGGGGAGCAGGATGAAGGGCGTCAACCCATCCGTGATCGACATGTAGCCGACCTGCGTGGGTAGTGGTCGCAGGGTCCCCAGAGACATTACGACCTGCGGGGTATTGATGACCTGGATGGAGTCGCCGTTGTCCTGGAGGACGTAGAGGTAGTCCGGGCTGAACCCGATCACCGGCAAGTAGCGCACGATGGTGGGCGCCAAGCCCGCCAGGCTAATGGTCCCGCTCACGGCCAACGTGGTGGCGTCGCACCGGACGACGTTGTTCCCGTCCGTGACCCACACGAACCCGCCGCCACCATGAACGCTCCGGAGATCCCCGAGGGCCACTGTGGCAGTCGTGACCGTGTTCCCAGCAGGGTCCACGCGCCACAGAAGGCCAGCATCCCCGCACACGTAGATGAACCCGTTGAGCGCGTAGACGTCGTTGGTGAGGTTCCCTCCAGGCAACGTCACCGCGATGAACGCGAAGGTGACGGGATCGATCCTGAAGACCTTCGTGAGAATGCCGCCATCGTTACCAAGGCTCCACAACGTGTTCGAGACCGTCTCGTAGACGATCTTGGTGGCGTTGATGATGGCGACTTCAGCCGTGAGCTCCGTGATGCCTGTGGTCCTGTCCACCCTGGCGAACGGGGTAGACACGAGGGTGTTCGCGTCCGCCACCGCGTACACCTTGTTCGCATGCCCTGCCACGTACTCCACCAGGAAGTCGTTCCTGAACTTCACGGACCCCACGGGGTGGTACTGACCCAAGAACTCCCCACCGGTAACCGTCTGGTAGATCGTCGCATCCCGAGAACCCTTGCGAACGAGCATGGACTCTTGAACGACATCCGTCGTGGGGACGAAGTCTCCAATCTGCGTGGTGCCGGGAAGGACCTGGATGACGTGCCCCGGCCGCATGTACTCGCCGATCGTCTCCACGTACGCGCCGTTGAGGCGGTACACCGTGGGCGCCGGATAGTCCCCACCGAGGTCTCCGTCCGCGATACCCGAAGCACCGCCGCCTCCCACGAACGCGTTCGCGATGAGGTCGTCGAGGATGGCCTCGAACTCGGGCGTCCACCCCCTGAAGTTCGTCGTGAAGCCATCGAAGAAGTTCGTCTCGTCAGGTCGCTCATCGAACGACGGGTAGCCCCAGTTCCGTTTGACGGTTGCCCCGAAGGCGTCCTTCGTGACCCGGATGACCTTCGTGGAGACCCGTCCAGGTCCTCCCCCGTTCCAGAGCAACCGCACGCGGTAGCTGCCTGGAAGATCGAAGCTGACGTTCGCCTGCTGGAGCGTGGAGTCGTTGATGACCGCCGTAGAACCTGGAGGGATCCCACCCGGCTCGAACTCCCACACGTACCCACCAGGGGAGAGGTCGACAGCCGTGAGCAAAACCGTCTGCGTGAGCCAGATATCCCTGCGAGCTATCCCAGGAGATCCCGGACCGGCGCCAGTCGGTTGATCAATGGTGAAGGTTGCAGTCATGTCTTTCCTCGCGAAGAGTACTACGACTTGTACCGGACCACCTGATAGAAGCGAAGGAAAGCCGACATGCCCGCCTTCAAAGAGATGGACCCAGAACTAGTTACGAAGCTCCTGGAAGGATACGAGAACGAGCTAGGGCCCGCGACCACAAAGCTCGAAGCGTTCTACAGGCAGTTCAAATGCCCTAAATGCAGCGGGCATATGAACAAGCACTTCATCAGCGTCCAGCACGCCTTCGGGGATGAAGAACTTCCGATACCTAGGTCCGGGTTGAAGTGCCTGACCTGCGACCTCATCGTAGATCCGCACAGCGGCATCCTTCTGGGCCTCGGGACTGCCGCCGCTGAGGTGGCCCAGAAGGTAGCGGTCGGGTACAAAGAAGAAGGTTAGATGAGGTTCCTGGTCAGGTTGATCCGGTCTGGGATGAACGCCGCCAGCCTGCCCAGGTTGATACGGTCCTCGCTCTTCTCGAGGGACACCGACCGGTCGTTCTCGTAGACGATGCCGTAGAGCGTGATGGGGTTCACGATGCTCTCGGTACCACGCTGCACGAGGATGGCCGAGATGTCCGAGACCTCTAGCTGCTGCTCCGGGAAGGTCGCCTGGATGAGCGTCTCGATGGCGGGCTGAACGTCCGCGACCTTCGGGCCTCCGGAGTACTGGAGGTCGAAGCGGATGAAGTGCGGCATGAGGTGCCGGGCCAGCGGGCTCGAGCAGATGACCCGCTCTGTCTCGGCCAGGAGGAAGCTGTTGATGCTCCCAGTGAGCGACGAGTACTCGTAGTTCACCTGGATGTTCTGCCCGGACACCTGCGTGGAGTTCACGGGGTCGTCGTCCGTCCCGATCTCGTTGATGGTCCGAGACACGTGCAGACGCACCTCCTCCGCGGCGGAGAAGACCAGGTCCTCGTTGTCGGTCGTGAGGTAGTACCCGTCAGACTTGTACTTCCCCGGCTCCATGTAGATGTCGTTGCCGATGTTGTACACGTCGCCCGCTCCCTCTGAGACGAGCTCGACGTCCCAGTAGTAGAAGCCCGCGGGGCCGATGTTCAGCGACATCGAGGTAGCTCCGATCCTCTGTGAGCCAGGACGGAACACCTTGAACTGCTGGTTGGGGACGGTGAGCGGGATGGCGGGGAACGCCGGCGAGACCGTCACGAGGTTGCCAGCAAGAGCCGTGATCAAATACCTACCAGCGTGCGGGGACTGATTGTTGACGTCCGTCAGGGGGAGGCCGAGGACCGCGTTCGCGGTACCGAAACCACGGATGATGATCAGAACCTCCGGGTCGAACTTGATGGCGTTCGTGCCCGTCAGGCTCGCGATGGTCTTCCCGATGTTGCTGTTGATCTGGGAGATGATCCCAGCACGCGTGACCTCCGTGGGGAGAATCGCGTTCGAGTCGTGGATGAACGTGATGACTCGATCAGCCGCGTTGTCGAACGAGATGATCAGCGTCTTGAGGTTCGCAACTACCGGATCAGGTAGCGGGATGGTTCCGAAGATGGGGCGGTAGTCGACAACCAGGATGTCGAGACCCGCGATGATCTGCTTGTTGATGAAGTCCGTGCTGACCGACGACAACGTGTTTACCGTACTGAACCCATCATGCGGCTTTGGTCCCGCCGGCAACGCGGGGATGTGCTGCGAGTCCAGGGTGGGGTCTGGGTAGTACCGAAGCACGGACTGCGTGTCCGGGTTCGTGGCCGTGAAGACCGTGTCCTGCGATACCTCCACGGTGGTGGGCTCTAGGAAGTAGAGACGGGTCTTCCCAAGGGACCTGGCACCAATCTCCGAATGCACGAAGACCTCTGGGGCGAAGTCGTGGTTGACCGAGATACCCTTGGGGTACGTGAGTCCCACGATGGGCGAAGCCAGCGCGGTGCCGGGGTACGGGTTCACGCCCGCCATCGTGAAGAAGCCGGTCTGCTTCCCATCGATGGTCTGGAAGACATCGAAGGTCAGGTCGATGGGAGGGCGAACCGAGTCCACGAAGAAGTTCGCCGCAGCAGAGACCAGGTCAGACCTGGCCATCGTGGAGTCGACGTAGATCAGAGCTCCAGGGAAACCACCGTCACCAAAGATCTCCGGGATGGCCGAGGTCGCCAGGGCCGTGTCACCGATGATCTGCACCTTGCCGTTCACGGGAATGATGCCCACGCGGTTACCGGGCAGCAGGACAGCGGCCGGACCCACGACGGGGTTCAAGACAGCGTTGATCTCCAGGACGATGTTCGCCGCAGAGATTGGGTTCGCGCCCGCGAAGACAATGGAGAAGTCAGGCAGCGGAGGTAGCGGCGGAGCTGGCTGCGCGAAGCGGATGACCAGCAACTTGCCCTGTAGCGCGGCAGCCCCCGTGGGCAGCTTGGTACCCACGACGCCCAGCAAGGTGTCGGTGATGTCGACCTTGATCCCCTTCGCGGGGTTCGAGAACGCCAAGGAGTACCCACCGAGCGTCTTCGCGTAGGGGATGTTCGATCCGATGGGCTGGCTGCTCGCATCCAGGAGGTTGATGCTCGTGACCCGCACGAACGGACGAATCACTCCCCCGCCCTTGTTCGGCTTGAAGACCGTGAAGATCACCCCAGAGGTCGTGTGCGGTACCGCGTGATCCAGAACGAGTTGCGAGAAGTTCGGGAACGGGGTCACGGCCGTGATCGTGTAGTCCCCGACATCCGCCCCCGACTCGATACGGAGTACATCCCCGATGGCGGTCCCGTACTGGTCGAAGTTCACGCCCGACGCGGTCGTCACGGTCGTGGAAGCCTGGAAGGTCTGGAGGTCGCTTCCGCTGATCCTCGTCTCCTTGGGTTCCACGAAGTCGATGTCGATGATGTCGAGGAGACGCCAGCGGAAAGGTCCAGCCAGAACCGGGAACGGCGCGTACACGGCAAACGCCGGGTTGCCGAGGATCGTGAAGGGCTGTGCCGCCGCGGCTATCCGGTAGATACCCGCCGCAGGGCCATCCATGATCTGAAGCGTGTAGAGCTTCTGGGCCGCGGTCGCGATGGCCTCGTAGGTGTTGTCCCCGTTGATGTAGTTGGCACCAGGGAAGGGGGAGAGGATGAGGTCCTCGAGGGTCACGGTGCCGCCGCCGCTGGAAGACCCAAGCACCCCTGAAAGCACGGGCCTGTCGTCCACGACGTTGTTGATCACAAGAGCATTCGTGTCGAGGACCGTACCCCTCACGTAGGTGTCCGCAGAGCCACCGACGTGGATGGTCCCATCGGGGATCGTCACGGTTCCGTTCGGGCTGTCTGGGAACAGGATCCCGCCTGGGATCTTGGACAACGTGAGCTCGCTCTTCCTGAAACTCCAGGTGATGTTGAACAGCGCGAGAGGCAACGTCTGGTCCACGAAGTCCACAGTGGTGGGGTCCACGACGGATTTGATCACGAAGTCACGCGCGGGAGGCGCACCAAGGAAAGCTCCGCTCAGGGTGATCGTGTAGCCCTTCGCGGACACGTCGAAGCCCGGTGGACCGATCAACGCCACGAAGTCGATCAGGCCATCCAGTGCGGTGTCCACCTTGAAGCGCCTGGTGGTTGCCTTGTTGTCGCCGTCGTTCTGACTCAGTCCATGGAGGCCGGCACGAACCAACTTGCCAAGGCCCCCGCCCTCGATGATGTCCCGATGCATCTCCGGGTCGTTGAACCCCACCACGTTCAGGCGGGTCATCTCCGGGAAGTTCTTCATGAGCTGGGCGACGATGCCCCGCTTCGTGACCAGGGACCGCTCCGTGAGCTCCTGCTGGACGCGGTTGATGTAGTCGACCGCGGTCTCTGCCGCGATGCCGTTCTTGAAGCGTCCCTTGTTGGTGACCCTCACCGCTGAGTCGAGACCCTGGATGGTCGCAAGCTCGCCGGGCTCGATGTTGTACTGGTCGCCTGCCTGCTCGGCCGAGACGTTCACGTCGAAGTAGTAGAGACCGCCCTCGACGTTGAAGAGCATCTCGTCCACGGAGATGCTCTGCACAGACGTGGGGAAGAAGCTCAGACCCGACCTCGAGATACACACGTTGGCCGGGTTGATGCTCTTGCTCTGTGGCTGGGAGAAGTACACCCGGCAAACTCCGCTCGCGAACTTCCCGGTGTGACGCTCGCTGAAGAAGTTCGCCCCCAGGGCCTCGGCCTCGTCCACGGTGAGCGTGGCTGGGTCCCTGAAAGAAAGGTTGTTCTTCACCCGCTGGTTCTCCCGGACCACTGGGTCCAGGAAGAGCTCCGTGGGCTTCACGAGCATGTCCGTGAGCGCATCACCATCGCGCGTGGAGAAGTCCGGGAACTCCTGCGTGAGTCGGTCGAGCAGGAACGCCCGGACATCCACCGCGAACGGATCTGGGCCTAGCCGCCGCAAGAGCGGTTGGATCACGATGTTGTCTACGTTCGACCCCGAACCCGTGTCGATGTTCGCGTCGTACAGAGACAGACGTTCCTGAAGGAACGCTTGGAGATCCAGAATCGACATGGGAGGGAGCCTACCAGGGGCGGGCTCCCTAGCCCAAGTTCATCATCACGCGGCTTGAAGAACGAGCGTCATCGCTCGGCTGCGGAACGGGTTCCGGACGTCCTTCGCGACTGCCTTCAGGGCCTTGTAGACACAGGGCTCCAGCACCTTGCGGTTCGAGGCGAACTGCATCTCGATCTCCGACAGGAAGTGCTCAGACGTGGTCATCGCGGTCTCGTGGTTCTCGTGGATCTGGTGTGCCATGGTGGACCCCCTTCGTGGGTGTCTTACAAGGCTACTTTGACGTAAGAGGTTCGCCTTGTCACGTAACATCTGCATGTACTGGAACGTAAGCCTCCGAAACCTTCGCGGCAACCTCGGCTCCCACTTCCTCGATCACCATCGCGAGCATCCGAACATCGGTGATGTTCTCTGGAAGCAGTAGACCGATGTGCCTGTCCAGTAGAGACGTCGTGAGTTGGGTGAGGGTCCCGTAGTAGCCAACCGTGGACCACACCTCGTTGCCCTGCGTGGGCCCTTCCTTCTTGATCACCGACCGCTTCTGGAGCTGCTTGTCAGAGCCGTCGATCTCGATACGGAGGTTCTCGTTGAGCTGGATGATCATCGCTTCTTCCCCTTGGACTTCCAGTGAGTGATGGCCTGCTCGGCAAACTTGGTCATCTCGGTCATCTCTTCTGGAAGCTTGCCGAGCTGCTTCGTGAAGAGCATCCCTGCCGTCTTCGCGTCCGCCAGCGCTCGGTGCGCGGGCTCTTGCTGTGGTACCCCGTACCTTGAGGAAAGGTCACCGAGCTTCCAACCACGACCCGCGGCATCCGTCTTGAAGTCGATGCACTGCGTGCACGCGTGAACCTCCACCGCTGGGAGCTTCATACCCAAGCGGTCGAACTCCTGCCGGAGCATCCGCAGATCGAAGTCGATGTTGTGAGCCACCCACACGTCCGCCTTGTTGAACTCCGACCAGACCAGGTTGGCCATGTCCCCGAAGTGCGGGGCGTCCTCGAGCATGTCGAGCGTGATGTGATTGATCCCCAAGGCTTCCTGCACCCTCGGGTTCGACCAGTCCACGTCAGGGCTAAAGAAGGACGACCACTCGTCCACGGCCTCGCCGTTGACGAACTCCACGATGGCGAGCTCGAGGATCCTCGCGTCAGGACCGAAGCCCGTGGTCTCGGTATCGAACGCGATGAAGTAGTCCTTCCATGGCATGGAAGGGTTGTAGCTGTCTTACGGGCGTAAGACAATAACTTACTTCTGCTTCGTGGCCAGCAAGTACTCCACGCCCTGCGCGTCCACGAGCACGATGGAACCCTCGTGGTAAACGGGCTTCATGTCCTCGAGCTTCACCTGCAAAACCTTGCGCGCGAGGTACACCGAAGGCTTCTCGGCCACGACCTTGATCTCGTCACTCGCCATCTTGTTCCTTCCAGCAACCTCGGTCCACGAGGATCATACGGAGCGCGTAGGCATCCTGAAGAGGTACGCCGTAGCTACGAAGCTTGTGGATCGTGTGGTCCACGTAGTCCTTGACGTACTGGGGCAGCGGGTAGTTGCCAGCGGTTTCAACCATGTCCGTCAAGGCCATGGTCAACCCCTCCAGGAGTTTGAGCTGACCCTCCTCGGACCGCATGAGGATGTCGATGATCTCCCGCCCGAGCTGTAGTCCCCGTTCTTGCTTCATGGCTTCTTCTTCTTGCTTCTACCAGAGGGTACCTTTGGAGGTGTCGGCTTTTGCGGGGTGAAGGTCACGCTCGAAACCCTAGTGACAGACACGGAGGTCGGGGGCGGCCTCTTTTGCACGGTCGGCGGCACCGAGCCCCGAAGGACATGATCCGGTGGAGGCTTGGGTACGAAGGGATGCAACTCCACGCCGATAAAGAACCCCGCCGAAGAGGCAAACCCCAGAGAGTCGAAGAACGCCTTCGTGCCGTTGGACAGGAACGTGGGGCTGGACGTGAAGGCCATGGAAGCTTCCATGACGTTGGCGGTCGAGAAGGTAAGCGCTGTCGTGGCCCCAAGAGTTCTGGATGCGACCAAGTCCGCCAGTGCAAAGCTCGACAAGCCCGACACGGCAACGAAGACCGCCTGGACGAGCTGCTCTGTCGTTACATCAAGCACCAGATCGGCCGTGACGTTCGACAACGTCTGGTTGCTCAAGAACGCCGCGTTCGAGGTATCCCCGAACTGCGCGGACGCATCCATGGATTGGGAGGCTTCGAGGACCAACCCGGCGCTCGAGCTCATCGAGGCCACGACCGAGTAGAACCCAGAGGCGACCATGTCCACGATGGCCGTCGATGTAAGGCCGCTCCCCGACGCGAGGGTGGTGCTCGCCACCGCGTCGAGCACCGAGGCAGGCAGGAACCCCGAAGCACTCAACAGCGCCAAGGACGCCACGGCATCGTGCGAGGCGCTGAGCTGCACGGCCGAGGTGGCGGGGAGGGTCAAGAAGCCAACCAGGTCCGCGTTGACCGAGGACGAGAAGCCCGTGCTCGAGAGCAACGACAAGTCCGCCACGAAGGCCAAACCCCCAGTGGACGCCACCGCCGCAGAAGACACCAGAGACAGGTCTACGGGAAAGGTTGCCGTCGTGTCGCTGGCGTAGCTCTCGCTGGAGCTCGACAGCGATAGGTCTGCCAGGAAGTCGACCAGCACCTCCGGCGTGAGGAACCCCGAGGAGGTCAAGGTCAACGACCCCGAGAGGATCACCGGGACGTTGTAGAGGCGTACGTCCGCCGCGTTGGGATCTGGCGGGACGCGCAGCCAGACGTCGTTCCTGTCGGAGGGACGGTCAGACACGAACGCCAGCGGGACCAGGGGCATCCTGGCCGCCACCGACACGGTCGAGGTGGGCGTGACGACCACCGATGGCTGAGGGGCCATCAGGGCGCTGGAGACGACGGTGATCCCTGGCGCGACGGGCGGTACCCCGATCTTGACGTCGTTCGCCCGAACGGTCGGGCTGGTCACGAACGATGTGGCCTGGAGGGCCAGGCTGGGCGTCGCCGGTGAGGGCAGGAGCCCCGACACCGCAACCACGGCCGAGAGGACCAGCAGGGGCGCGGCCACGCCGGCAAGACTGGTCTCCGTGGCAGGAGCCCGTAGTCGAACGTCCTCTCTGGCTACTTCTCCGCTGAATAGCCGGACATCGACCGCCATGGCTAACCCTACATCAAGCATCACGTAGATGTCGCCTGGGTGTGTGTAAGCTCCACCCAGAGTGCGCCGGTGAAGATGAGAGACATGCTACCGCCCTCATCGATCCGCGAGTTGGCGTTCGAGAGCATGAGCCCGAACGCCACACCTCTGTCCAGCGTCAGATGCCCTGTACCTGGTGCACCCACGTTGTGCAGGATCACGACCTGACCCGCGACTGCCCCCACCCAGTTGACTATGGGCGTGCTGGTCAGCGACAAGTTACCCGCACAGGTAAACCGATGATAGGTCCCCACCGGGAGGAGCTGCTCCGTCACCAGGGTCAGGGCCTGGACGGGATTCAGGGTGTAGACCTGCGTCCCGGTACTTCCTGTACTTCCGCCATTCGTCGCCCAAGCGGCCCCATCCCAGATGTAGAGGGTCGCGAGCGTCTGGTCGAAGAACGTGTGTCCTCGGTCAGCTACGCCAAGCAACGCACCGAGAGCTGTACGGTCTGCGGTGGTCCCGCCTGA